AAGCCGCTACGTGGAGGATGGCTCGGGATGGGGTGCTCCCCCTGGGGGTGGGGTGCCCCGGCCAGCAAACTTCTCAGCAAACGACGGGTCCATCCATCGCGGCACGAGTGCGGCACCCGGAACGGGGCGGACGAAGGCATTGCAGTCCCCGCACTTTCTGTTCCCTACCCCATCCAAGTAATGCACCATGTCGTGTGGGCATCGCCGCATCTGATCCACCACCCGCTCTGCCTCCTCCACTACCTCGTCTCCCGTCGTCGTCGGAGTATTGCTTTGATGTTTCCCAGCACCACATCACTAGGCGTATGCCTATGCGTGCCATCATCAACCACACGGATGATGTCACCGAGGGCGTCACGATCACGCTTAAGGCGCCGCAATAATGACCCCGTCACATACACACGATTGTTACCTGTCATGGCACAACCACCTTGAATGTGATACCCCTTGTTCTGATGTGTGGCACGGATGCCCATAGGTGCACGCTATGCTCTACCCACCCATACACAGGGGACCATGAGTGGATATATACCAGGCCTGCATAACGTACCCGTATAGAACGCCGTATATACGACACCCTATGTGGCTGGGTCATATCACGCGGATGCACATTGCGATTGGTGTGGTATTTCATTCCTTCTTCTCACGGGGGAAGATCAGGGAAAAGGTCACCTGCCCAGGCGCCATATCACCACACACCGAGAGCGCGTCACGAAGGCGCCCTACATCAACGTGATCCAGCTCCAGCGTGAGGTCCCCGTCAATGACGATCTTAGCCCCACCTCGCATACCACCCCCGTTCGGTGTGAGCGTGAACGTCGAGCACGTGCCTTCGGCCATGAGAGCCCTTCCTTGGTGTGGTACGGAGCCGAGACCTAGCAGGTCCCAGAATTTGCTTCCTACAGCAGGGGGAGTGTTATACCACTCGCGCATGGGATCAGAAGGGCAATTCACTCGATGACCTTCCGCTGAGTTCCGACAATTGCCGCCTCTTTCGCCAATGAGGTCAAGCGGTAGTGATTGTGATCCACCCGCTCGATCAGGCCGTATTCCTGACCCTTGTACAGCGCATTGTGCGCAGTGGACGAAGAAACGTCCGGGTATTTCTCGAGCAGCAGTTCAGAGAGCAGATTTGTCGTCACCGTCTTGTTGCGGTGCTTCGACTTCTTCCACCAGTTCAGCACGAAGGCAACCTGCCAGCCCGTCGTCTCCACGACTTGCTGCTCTTCGTCTTCCACTTCCTCGGCCCCCATCACAGGTCGAGGAATCACCCCGGTGTCCAACGCTGTCTTGAGACTGATCAGTTCCTCGAGGGTATCGCAGTAAATGCCCTCATACGAATATGCCATCTTCCTTACCTTTCTCATTCCCAGCGGTCCTTCCGACCGGGATGGTTTTTCCTTTTGGCCTCTTCGGCCGCTTCCTTTCTCATCTTCGCACGTCGTGCCTTAGTCTCCTGCGTATGCCTCTCATGGCAGGGATGACAGAGGGCCCTGAGGTTGTCGTCAGCGTCTCCACCGCCGTCCACACGATCAATGATGTGGTCGACAACCGTGGCACGTCCCAGACAGCCCCAGGCGCCCATCTCACAGCGGGGATGAGTGCGCAGGTATCGCTTCTGGATCCGAGCCCACACCCAGCTGTTCGATTCGTTGGTTCTCACTGGTCGAGGGTGATTACGGGAGGCCCAGGCGATAGGTGCAGCGTGAGGCTGATCTTCTTGTAACCTCCTCGCTCGATGTGCTCCTTGCTGTGCCTGCCACATGTGATCGGTGTGGGACGCAATGGAACTGCTTGCACTAGATATCCGGCCCCATCTTGGTAGATGTAGAAGAACCGCTTGAAGTCGCCCTGGTCATTCGGCGCTACCGCGATCTTCTCTCGGACAGGGTAACTGCCAAAGGCCCGCATGATGTCCTCACGTCTATGCTTAGCCACGTCGAAGCTCCCTCGCCCAAGCGATGTGCTCAAGGTCGTCAATCTGCCTCTGTAGCTCCCGCTGAGCCCTTTTCGTGTTGCCCCAGAACGTACGTAGCGCCAGCCAGTTCTGCTTCTCCCACGGCTTGTTCAGGGCTGCGTACAGTGCCTCTCCACGTGTGGGCATCAGCTGATGCACCGCCAAGAATGTCTTGGTGATGCTCAGCAGTGCGCGATCAATTGGCGTCATCGTAGTTCTTCCCTGAGTGCGGATCGTGGATCATCACCCCGTCGATCTTCAACCACTCGTCCATCTCATGGTGCTCCATCGAGCGGATGCACTCCTTGAACCAGCAGACCTGTCGCTTCTCGGACCATGTGGCGAAACCAACGGGCACCGGGTGCAACATTTCCACACGGGCCTGCACGCCGCGTTCTGGATGGTAGGAGTCGATGACGGGAGCACTGATGATCTTGAGCGCTGTGTAACCGAGCATGTAGTTCAGTTCGACGTTGAACCACCAGTCCACCTTGTACTGGATGCGATCAGTCAAGGCCTTCACTGCGTTGTAGTCATCAGAGCTCGGGTCAACGACTGACGCTTCCCATTTCTCCGTCTTGACGGGGAGAATCAAATCCGCGAGAGGTTGGGACATCAGAACTGATCCGCCCAGTCCTGCAGGTCCTGCTTGTGCTCTGGGCACGTCGTGGTGACCGCCGTGTACATCGCTGCGCCGGCATCCTCAGGCGTGACGTTGTACCGTCCCACGATGTCAATGCCGATCTCCAGGTAGGACATCTCCCCGGCGTCCATCATGTTGCAGATGAGCTCCGACTTGCTGATGCCAGGACTGGCATTGGCATGATCGGAGAACGCTAGGCCTGTCCCAGCGAGCACCGCACCTGCGGCCATCACTCCGAGGGTACGGCGCACCTGGCGCTTGTGGTAGGTGGGGATGCGGATCATTTCTTGGTCCTTTCGAGAGAGGGGTAGGGCACGGTGCCCGGGTTCACTTGGACTATATACTGGGCTTCCCCCGAGGGGATCTGACGGCCACAGTAGCAGCACCGAGCGTTGGGGGTTTGGGCGGGATGACCGACCTTGAGCTTCAAGCCATCCCAGCAGTGATTGCAGACTGGCTGCTTCCATGAGAACTTCATTGTGAATCCAAGAGATCCAGCAATCGAGCTCGGAAGACCTGGTAGTCGCCGATGATCTCGATCTTGTCGTTGACGGCAGTGGACACGAAGAATGAGTCCGTACCGCTGACCACTGAAGTCACAGTGCAGAGATTGACAAGAACCGTTTCTCCTGCGCGAGTTTCGCCTTCAAACCACATTTGCATTTCTTACTCCTCTTCATCGGTGAGTAGGATCCTGGCTTTTGCCAGTTCCAGTTCATGCTTTGGGGATGATGGTGTCCGCATGATTGACAGCATCTTTATCATCCCCAAGATCTTGCCCTCGTTCTTCAGTCGCTCCTTCGCATCGGTGATGTTCCCACGTGCTAACAATTCCGCATCCAGGGCATCTTGCATCTTCTCGATGAGCGTCTTTCCGCGTTTCCCGGGGAAGCTGTTGCTCTGCACCAGTTCCATGTGTCGCGCTAAGCGCCGCTGTCGCCTGCTCACCGCCATTGTCCAGCTCCTTTCCACACCAGGAACAGTAGAGCCATTGCCAGGAGACGTACTTCTCGCAGTACTTGCACTTCAGCTCAACTCCTTTTTCCATCTCCTTGGCAACTCTACGCGCAGCCCGCTTCTGACTCGGCGTCTCGAAGGTCCCGTGCTTCGCGTTCAGGTACACCTGCATGTCTCGCCCGATCTCACGGAGACGGCGGTCGATCCAGGCCTTGAATCTGAGGGTGTTCTCATCCTTGAGTCCGCCCGCGTGCTCGTGGAAGCGCTTCTTCACCTGTGCTGCTACGTGCTCGTCATACTTCGCCGCTTGAGAGCTGACAGCCATACCCGTGCGAACGATCTCGAGGTATGCGGTGATGAAGCGCTCGGGCATAAAACCCAAAGCCTCGAGTTCCTCGGCGATGTGAGAAGCATTCTTGCGCCTCACCGGAAACGCTCCAATGCCTTGTGGTAGATGTAGTAGGAGCCGTTGGAAAGCTCCCAGTCCGGGTGACCCCCCGGCACTACCCCTTGCACGTACCACACCAGGTCGAGCAGGGGCCCGACAAGCGGCGTCACGAACAGGTAGCTGTGATCGAGGTGTCTCGGTAATCCCCCGTACAGACGCATCACCAAGGGGTGCATACGCCAAGTGATGACGGGCACGACGTTTCCAAGGGGTCCGTAATGGGCCCTCAGATCGTCTATGAGCGACTGAGTCGCTCCCGACGACGGTTGATGTGCGGGCGGGAAGCCGAGGGGCGCATAGACGCCCTCACGGATCGGTCCTTGGATTACTGGGGCCATACCGGCACCGCCTTGTGGGGCTTCGAGGTCCAGTGCTCACGCTTCTTGTGAGCCCAGCCATTGTTGGACTTGGTCGACTTGGTGAGCTTCTTGCCACACCCAGCGCAGTTCGGCTGCTTCTCAGGCATCCTGGGTCTCCTTCTTGCGGGCTGCGTCACGCAGCAGCTGCTTGGCATCGCGCTTCGCCGCGAACAGCGCTTGCTGTGCGATACGGCGAGCGAGACGCTGGGGGTCGTGCTCCTTCTGCCATTCCTGGAGCTTGCGTCGTCGGATCAGCTCGACCTGCTTGAAGAACTGCCGATCCCCGTTGCGCTTAGCGAGTCGCTTCCTCCGGCGGGAGTCACGGGTGGAGTTCCGATTCTGGCTCATTTCTGGGCAAGTCCTTTCAGCGTCCAGGTCTTTTGGTATTCAGTAGCAGTATACGAGACCGGGCTTGTCGGCATTTCTCGAGCGATGAAAGTCAGCCAGTAGTAGCGCTCGAGGATTCTCTGGCTGGTGACGATCTCGAAGTAAGTCGGCGGTTCCTTTGGATCTGTCGATTGCACCACCATCTCTGTGTAGTCGAATGAGGTCTTCGGTGGAATCCAGTAGGACTGATCCTGCAGCAGCCATTGCCCGTCAGTGAGTTGCCGGTAATCCACACCCCGCTCACGGAGCTCACGCATTGAGAAAGCCTCGCGATGCTCCACCGTCATCGTCTGACGAGTATGGACGGGGATCCTGCTGAGGGGGTACCTCGACTCCGCGAACTCGTGAGTCACGTCAACGGCGATGTCCCACTCATCCCAATTCGGTGGTTGGAAGCGGTAGGTCTTGTAGTGCTTCTGGCGATAGCGTCCCTCGTTGCCGTAGTACTGCAGACGGTGGCGCTTGTCCCAGATCTGATCGGGAGGGTTAGGCCCAAGAACGTCGGACCCCGGGCAGAAGACGTGAGAGTCGTCAGTGGCATAGGAGTAATCCTCCGGCATCACCCAGTGAGCATAATCTACCTCACCGGGCTCTCCCTCTCGATAACCGTCCAGGAGATCCTGCTGGTGCTCGAGGTACTCCTCGCGCATCTCCACCATTCGGCGGGTGATCGGAAGCCCATGCCACATCTGGTTGCAGTGGGGGCACGGATCCGGATTCGCTTGATGGGCCTCGTCCCTCTCGCCTCGCTCGAGGTCCTCGGAGATGAGCGAGTCGATGTCAGACATGAGAGAGTCGTAGTCGTCAGTCGGCATGGTCAGTACTTTACCTTGTCTGTCTCTTCGTTCGACCCGGACACCCGGACCGCGGACATCCCCCGGCAGGGGGAATGGATGTCCGTGTCCGAGGTGTACGTGGTCGGGGTATCCAATTTCTCTTTTCCCTGTTGCGCGTTCTCGGTGCTGCTTGTGCCCGGTCATTTAGGGCGGACATCGAGGAAGTGTGTATATACACACCTCGAACGCACAACGTGTCCGCCGCCGCCCTTTTCCCCTATTTCCGGACTCGTCGGACAGTGCGTTCGGTGACCCCACAAGCAGCGGCTATTTCCGCCGTTGTCGCGTCCGGACATGACCGGACATATTGCTGTACCCGGACAGCCGCCGGTGCCTTATGTCCGGCGAGATCGTCCTCTGTCAGCTCGTCGTCATCGGTGTACTTTCGGCCCTTGCTGGGTGTGGATTTGACGTATTCCTCGGGGTCCCAGCGATCAGGCAGACCTGCCACACGGAACGTGAGTTCGTTCGTCCCCGTGTACTTCGTCTCATGCGTGAAGTCGAGCTCTATCGTCGGGCCGTTCTCACGCTTCTCAGTCACGTAGATGCCGAAGTCAGCCCAGGCGTGAATCTGTCCCGATCCAGCCATGTTCTGAGCAGCACGCCCATTCGCCTGTGCCTTCGTGTTGTGATGCACGAACACCAGCGCACAGTTCTCCTGACGGGCAATCTCCTTCATCGGATTCAGCAGGTCACCTGTCACCGTCGAGGCGCTGTCCAAATCCACACCCGGCGCAGCGCGAGTGAGGGTGTCAACGATCACCAGCGACAGCTGTGACTCTTGGATGACATCAGACAGCCACGTCTGCCAGCCCTCATCGCTCAAATCAACCGCCAACATTGTTTCGACGTACAACGCCCCCGGGTACTGCTCGAGCTCACGCTGTGGGCGATCTAGGGAGTACTTTGGATGCTTCGTGCTGGCGATCACGTTATGACGTGACCTGACCATGGTCGTCGGATCCTCTCGCTGCACGTAGAGGACGTTAATGGGCTGCTCGCACTCGTAGCTCAGGTACTCCTTGCCGAGCGCCGATGAGATGGCCAGATCCATCGCCAGCCACGTCTTCATCGACTTCGGAATCCCCGAGATGAAGCCGCACCCTCCTTTTGGGATAAACTGGTCATAAAGCCATTCCGGCTCTGGCGCATTAAGATATTCCTCATTCCGCCAGAAAGGGACTAGCTTGTGTTTAACCTCAGTATCCTGATCAAGAGCAGCAGTCTCTTTGGGCTTCTTGAGAGCGAGCGCTTTGCCGCACTCCAGCGTCAATCGCTTGAGCTCGTCGGCGCGTCCCTCGAACTTGTTCCATGGAGTTGGTCGAATGATCGCTACCATCTCCAGCAGCGTGCAGCCAGCGTCCGCGAGTTCCCGCTCGACTTGCCAAGCGATCTCCGACCTGTCCAGACCCGAGTCATCTTTGAGTCGCATGTACTGCCTGATAACGCCTCGAAGCTTGCGCTTGACGCGGGCGTAGGACTCATACGGGTCGATACTCTCAAGAAGCTGCTCAGTTACGAGGTCTCCCCCGACCACGTCCGCCTGGGGAATTTCTGGCAGACGGTCGATCTCGTCCCACGCGAGGCGGGAGCCTCCGCGCCACACGAGGCGTCCCCGAATACCTTCTACATATCCGGGCTTGTTGTTAGCACTCCCCGGTACTCGTAGTAGCTGTGTGGTATCCCATCCACTGGGATCTGCACCGAGCGCAATGGACAGGCGATGATTCTCTCCGCCTCGTTCGGTTGTCTCAGGCCGCGACGAGTGCATGAACCAGATTGCAGCGAAGCGACCGGGCGAGGTTTCCCAGGCGAGAGTAGGCTTAAGTTCTTCCTTGATGTCATCAGGGTTGGCTTCATCGAGGTCGGCCCAAAGCCTATTCCCGATTGCCGCCCACTCTGAGATGCGCTTGGGCCCAGTGAATACCATCGGGGAGAAGTAGAGATCGTCCTCCCAGTGCTTCTCGAGGTGGTCACGCATCTTGTCGTAGTCCGCCGGGATACGGAAAGCCGGACCCTCCCGCCAGTGGTGTTTCCGCTCGTCTGTCCGGGCCCATTTCTTTTCGATGTAGGGCAAGAAGACATACCCGTCAGCCTTGCGCCAGATAGCCCTGAGAATGCGAAGTTGTTTATCGACGTCCATAAATCTTGGAGACCCCTTCGGTATGATTACTGCATGACAACCGCACTAACATTACCCGTGTTACCTAGCTTGTTGCGCCACGAGGGCTACGCTGAATACTTCAAGCGGAACATCCGCTGCTTCCGTTCGACTGACCCCAATAAGTGGCAGATCGTTGCTGTCACGCATGAAGGGAAATGGCGAAACGGCTTCCGTCCGGACTTCCGGACATCGTGGGAAGCCACCAAGAAGTTGTGGCACTCGGGTGAGTATGCGGACATCGCCATCATTGCTCGCAACCGGGTCTTCAGTACTCCTCATGCCCTCGCTGAAGAGCTCTGTGCCCCGGGCCAAGAATGGTGCGGTCGTTGTCGTCGCCCGACGGAGTTCCGTCTATACCTGAAGACTCATCATGCCCTCAAGCACGCCCCCGTGATCGTTCCCGGGTTGATGCGTTGTTACTATTGCGGGATCAGCCGGGAGGCTGCCCTCAATACTTACGGGAAGGGATGAGTTATGGACGATATGATGGAATCTCAGCGATTACAAGAACTGGAGGATACGGAGTTGCTACTTCAGGCACTACACGAACTCGCCAGTAGTAGCAATGATGCTGAGACCGTACGAGTGTCATTCGCTGTACTCACCTCCACTTCGCTTGGCCTCAACTACTTGAAGGGACACCCGATCACACTATGACCGAACAGGATCAGCCCGACCGCAAACTCATCTGGCGGGCCTACAACTACAAATCCGGGGACAAGATCATGCTCCAATACCCGGACCTGATCCGATACCACACCGAGAGTGGCTACGTGCTGCAGAAGCAGGACGAAGACGGCAACTGGACGGATCACCTGGGCGAGGACACCGATGCCGCGGCCGACGCAAGCGAGGGGTGACCATTCCGGGTGTGACCATGTCTACCGACTTCTTCCGACAACGGTAAGTCCTCTTCCTTGGCACCGACAGCGACTGGTCTTTAAGTCGTATTGCTTCGTGGCCAATAGATGGATAAGAGTCAGTGTGACCCGGTCATACTTCTGGGACGGCAATAGAGCAGCCGGTGAACCTCACGTCCAAACTGGAGAATTGGATCCCCTTGACCAAGTACAAATACCGGACTAAGCCGTACGTCCATCAAGTTCACGCTCTCAAGAAAGTCCTCTCCTCAGGCTGGGGAGGGGCTCTCTTGATGGAGCCTCGGACAGGTAAGACCAAGGTCGCCATCGACTACCTGTCTGTGCTCGCTACTGCCGGCAAGATCGACCGGGCGGTCATCATCGCGCCTGCTCGGATTCTCGATGTCTGGGTGGAACAATTCCACGAGCATTGCCCGCTGAGGTATCACACCATCATCTGGGACAAGCAGGCCCGTAAGAGCGCTTTACCTCCTGTCCAGAAGGTTCACCAGCTGACCGTCCTGTTGGTCAACTACGAGGCCTTTGGGACGCCAGGAAAGAAGCTTGCATCGGGACGACGCTCGAAGACAACCGGACGCTTCGCCAATCGTACGGCCATCATCAAATGGCTCGACGGGAAGCCTGCTGCCGGCGTGCTCGATGAGTCGCACAAGATCAAGTCACCGTCCGGGCGGGCGTCCAGCATGGTTGTGTCCATGCGTCCGCTGTTCGACTATCGCTTGATCCTGACAGGTACGCCAGTCACCAAGGCAAAGCGGGTCTTCGATGTCTATATGCAGTGGAAGTTCCTCAATCCCGAACGATTCGAGGAATGGCCGACAGTCGATGAGTTCAAGAACCACTTTGGCAGATGGACTCATCGGAATGGCTTCCCTCAATTCCTGAGGGCCAAGAATACCACACAGCTCAAGGAGTTGATGGATCAGGACGCCTTCATAGTCAAGCGCAGCGAGTGCTTCGACCTCCCGCCGGAAATGCCGCCGGTTATCAGACATATCGACCTGGAACAGGAGACAGCTCATGTCTACGACAAGCTCGCTGAGGAGATGGTGGTCGAGCTGGAAAGGGGAGATGTCAAGCATCTACTCGAAGCATCAATACCGCTTGTACTTACTCTCCGCCTTACACAAATTACAGGTGGGTTTACCAAGTCAGCCGAAGGAGAGCAGGTTGAGCTGGGCGGGGAGAAACTTGCCATCCTCGACGAGATCTTTGATGAGGCCTTGGACAACGAAGATAAGCTTGTGGTCTGTGCTCGATTCCGCCCCGAACTGGATGCGATTGAGGCTATGGCTACTCGGAAGGGGCTTCCTCATTTCTCAGTTCGTGGCGGACTTACTCGTCAGGAGTCTGCTCAGAACGTACGAGACTTCCGAGACGCTGAAGGCGCTGCAGTGGCTATCATCAATCCGCAAGCAGGTGGAGAAGGAATTGACCTGAGCACTGCATCTCACATGGTCTGGTATTCCTTACCAGTCTCGTGGGTAAACTTCAAGCAGGCCAAGGATCGAATTGCCCTCTCCAAGAAGTCGATCACCTACACATATCTCCTGGCCCGGCACACTGTAGACGAGTTCCTCTTCGATACACTTGCCCATGACGGTAACGTCGCTGAGGCTATTATGAAGAATCCGAGAAAGGTATTGCGGAAGTAGATGTCAATCATCGTAGAAGGTCCCGACGGCGCCGGCAAAACGACGCTGATCCAGGAGCTGCAGTATCTCTTCCCGGGACTCGAGGTGCATCCTCGATTCTGTACCTCGACAGGAGGACCAATCGCCAACCTGTCAGAGGCAGTCTTCAAAGACGTCCAGGCGCGCCCTACGCACTTCATCTACGACCGCCACCCGGTTGTGTCGGAGTACGTGTATCGGACGTGCGTACCGCCCGCTGAGGGCCCATCAGGAGCCTTCCTGAGTGACTCGATGATGCGTATCCGGCAACGCATCGCTCGGCACTCCCTGATGATCTGGTGCTTGCCATCACTCACCGCGGTGATGACGAACATCATGGACGACGACCAGATGCCGGGGGTAAGGGAGAACATCACCAAGATCTACAACCTGTACCAACAGCATCGCGTATTCTGGCCTGGGCGCTCGGTGGTGTTCAACTACCAGCAGCACGACGCTTCGTGGGAAGGCCTTCGCTACGCTCTCACGGACTCACACGGAAAACTATGGAAGGAATCGGCAGCAGCATGACGACGGTGGAATCCCAAATTCCCTGGACCCCATCAGATGACGAGTTCGACGGCTTGTGGGATTCCACACAGCCGGACAACGTCCCGGATATCTTGAGCACGATGTTCGCTCAACAGCTCAAGCACATGCAGGCCTACGCCCAGATCAACGAGGACGCTCAGCTGCCGCCAGAAAAATGGGGCGACCTTGATTCTCGGCGGACGCAGGCCTCGCTGCGAGAGTTCGCCTCGTACACCGTGGAGGAACTGTACGAAGCAATCAATAATCTGAAGAACAAGCCCTGGAAGCAGACCATGCGGGAGACCGACCGGGACAAGTTCTTCGAGGAGCTCGCTGATGCCTGGCACTTCTTCATCGAGTTCCATATTCTCGCCGGCATCAATCCGACCGATGTGTTCAAGCACTACTTCAGGAAGTCGCTCGTCAACGAACAGCGGCAGATCAACGGGTACTGATGCACCACTTCACACGGGGAACGATGACGGAGCTCCACGAGGAGCTCTGTGCGGATATGCTGTACAGCCATGCCAAGGAGTATGACTGGATCAGCGGTACCGATGTCATCAAGACCAACGTGTTCGCTGAGGCCGAGACCATGGAGTGGGAGTGTGATCTCTCCCGCTTCTGGCTCGCCGGCACGCGATGGACAAAGATGATTAACCAGTACCTCGACCCTGATGCTGTACGGGAATGGCTCGATCTCATCGAGGGCCGCACCAGCAAGAAGAACGCCAACCGAATGATCTTGCGCACCAACACCGTCCAGCCTCGACGCGGAGGACGAGTGACAACAAGAGCACTCGGCAGTTGCATGCTGTCCCTGTCGTTTGCTCTCGAGCCACACCCGCAGATCCTGCTGCACTCGAGGACGGGCTACATGGGCTACCTCAGTGTGCTCGACTGGTCAGTCGCGTATCACGTCGGCCGGCTCGCTGCGGAGCGTCTGGGCCTGGATATCGCTGCCTTCCGCTTCGTGTGGTTCGCTGAGTCGATCCAGTACCACTGCTTCCGCACAATTGCCTACCCCCTTGGTCTGGAAAGTGAGCGTAAGCTATTCACCTCGCGATGCCGTGAGCTCGTGAAGGAAGGCAACCTCGAGGACTACCCCGCCCTGCATAGAAACTGGAAGCAGTACACGAAGTGGCTGCAGGCGGACAAGGAAGGCCTGACATATGATGAGCTTTCTACTTACCGTTCGTCTCAACGTCCGCGGAAGAGATTCCATAGTCAAGTACGAGGTGTTGACTACGCGAGTCAGTTTACAGACCCTGGCGACAAACCATTCTCTGTACTTCCCTCCGTTGACGTCAAATCCCTTACACTTGATAAACTGGGTCTGGAGGCTTAACCGTGCTTCATCTGGTCAATCCCACTCGCGACGTTTTGGCCGAGCAATTGCTATCACGGAGTATCACGTGCAGAGAGTCCTGGCAGAGCACGTCCGCCCCCTCTCCTGTCCGCGAGATCCCGAACGTGATTCTGGAACTACCCGATATCTCGAGTTCAGTACAGCACCTGATAGACCTGACTCAGCCCGACCTTCCATGGGCCGAGGAACACTTCCTCGAGAGGGTATCGGGTATTCCGCACAATCCTCCCCCCTCGTATGCGCGATGGCCATGGCACAGCCAGAAATCCAGAGATACTTTCTTGACGAGTGGAGGGAATCAGAGATTTGACCATACCTACCCCGAACGGTTTTGGCCGCAAGAAGGATGGTGGGCGGGACAAGACCAGAGTGGCTGGGGAGATCTACGAGACGTAGTGGAGCTCCTACGAAAAGATCCATGGACCCGACAAGCATACCTCCCCGTCTGGTTTCCGGAAGATACTGGCACGACTCTTGGGCAGAGAGTCCCGTGTACCCTCGGGTACCACTTCATTCGCAACGGACTCAAGCTGGATTGTAATTACTTCCTACGTAGTTGCGACTTCACCCGTCATCTGCACAACGACCTATATCTTGCCGGTCGCTTGCTCCAGTGGATGGTGGACCAGACTCGAAAGGAAGATTTTCCCTTTACCGGGTCACTCACGGTATTCATTTCTAACCTTCACCTATTCACCGCTGATGAATGGCGTTTTGGTGGGGGAGGACCTCGTAACGATGGAGGAGCTCGATGACTGAACGTCCCACACGCCATGACATGCTGCTGAGCATGGCGTTCCTCGTCGCACAACGAGCGACCTGTACGCGGCTCCGTGTAGGTGCTGTGGCGTCCATAGACGGCCGCATCTTGTCGACCGGGTACAACGGCGCGCCAATCGGTATGCAGCACTGCACGCATCCTCCTGGGGAGCCCTGCACACGCTCAGTACACGCCGAGGCGAACGCCGTTGCCTTTGCAGCCCGTCACGGGGTCTCGCTGTTGAACTCAGACTTCTACTGCACCGACTCCCCTTGCTACACCTGCGCCTGCCTCCTGGTGAATGTCGGGATCAAGACGCTGTTCTTCAATCGGGAATACCGAGACCCCGCCGGGGTCCGGCTACTCAACGATGTCGGCATTAATGTGTATCGTCTGCATAATGACGAGACGCCGGCAGACAACTACTGGAGCGCTCTAGCCGATGAAAATAGTGATTCTTACGAAGTTCGTCCTCCGCGGTTCTTTACGGGAAGAAATGATCCGCCGCGTGAAGAGCCAGGGGTTCCGGGATGATGAGCTAGTCTTCATGGGCTGCGCGCCGTCGCAATACGACGGTGAGTTCTCCAAGGCAGACCTGAAGGAACTACGCGCTACGTTCCAAGAGAATGTCCTGCAGCATAATGCAGACGCTATTCTCGCCCTCGGTAACGAGGCTCTCTTCATCACTACCGGGCACAGCGGCATTATGAAGTGGCGCGGTCGAGCACAGGACCGGGTGATCCCGCTCCATCCCGACCTCCTCGTCATGCCGACCATTGCCCTCGGTGCTATCGACCGCAACCCGTCACAGATTCAACTGCTGTACGCTGACATTCGAGCGCTCCACACCGAGCTCTACGGCAGCGAGGACAAGCAAGTCAAGCCGAGCAAGGTCCGCATCATCAAGGACGAGAAGTCGCTCGAGCAGTTCGGTGTGGCAACGAAGACAGCGAAGGCGGTTGCATATGATCTGGAAACTTCTGGATTTAATGAGCTCGAAGATGGCGCGTTCATCGTCTCTGCAGCATTCTCTCTCCTCGATGAGGATGGCACGATGTCCTGCTGGGCTCTTCCACTCTCCCATCCCCGGTCTCCATGCCGATCCAATTGGGACAGCATTCTTCGCCGTGCTACCGACGCTTGTAAGCGGGTACCTGTGCGGGTTGCTCACAATGCAAAGTTTGATTGTCGCTGGCTGGTTCAGTTTGGAGCACCTCTACCTTGCAACTTTGATACTATGCTGGCAGCTCATATCCTTGACGAGAACCGATTTAAGGGTCTTAAACCTCTAGCACAGATGCTGCTGAACGCGCCGGCATGGGACATTGACATCAAGGGCGGCAAGAATGCCGAGCCCTGGTACATGCAGCATACTCTCCGGGAGATTCTTCAGTACAATGCACTGGACACCTGGCATACTCTTCGCCTATATCGCATATTCAGTTCTGAGCTTCACTCTGATCCTCGCCTGGAACGACTCTTTGAAAAGCTCATCATGCCGGCTTCTCAGAGTCTCGTACACATTGAGCGAAGAGGCGTTTATGTTCATCGAGAGAAACTTGATGAAGGTGCTAAGCTGGTCGAGGAAAAGCTCCAGGAGATTCACGATGGCCTTATGGAGTATGTGCCGGAAGGAGTGACCGATGTCAACTTCAACCCTTCCAACTTCCTCCGCTGGTTCCTCTACGATCACCTCGATCTACCTGTGCTCAAGGAAGGCAAAACAGGCCCTAGCGTCGCTGAGACGGTCCTCACTCAACTCGCCGCGACAAATCCACACCCAGCTGTCGATCTACTGGTCGAGCGGGTCAAGTGGCAGAAGTTCCAGTCGTCCTTCTTCAACCCTTACCGGGAGCTGATTACCGATGATTCCCGTCTCCATACGACGTTCAAGCTGGCCGGGACAGTTACGGGTCGATTGTCTTCTGGGAAGGCAGACTCAGATAAAGTTACTGGTTCTAAAGCGTCATCTGTGCGAGGTATCAATCTACAACAGGTTCCTCGGGATCCACTTGTACGCAGCATATTCGGTGCTCCCCGGGGTTGGTCTTTTGTGGAGGCTGACTACTCGCAGATCGAGTTACGGGTGGCAGCTGAGATCTCGGGCGAACCGACCCTCAAGCAGCTCTACATAAACGGGGAAGACGTTCACATGGCTATGGCCATGAGAATGACTGGGAAGCCCGCTTCTCGGGTGACCAAGGAAGAACGCAAGAAAGCGAAGGCAGTGAACTTCGGATTCTTGTACGGAATGGGATGGAAGAAGTTCATTGAGACTGCCTGGAATAATTACGGACTACGTGTCTCTCCTGAGGAAGCTCAAGCTGCTCGAGCCGCCTTCTTCGGACAGTTTCCTGAGCTGCTCAAGTGGCATGCCCGCCAACGACGACTCGCCCACCGCAACTCCCGAGTGCAATCCCCCCTGGGTCGCATCCGCCACTTGCCGGATATCAAATCTCCCGAGTCCGGTGTCGTCGCTGAAGCTGAGCGCCAATCTATTAATTCCCCGGTCCAGGCGTTCGCGAGCGACTTGTGCCTTCTCAGCCTCGTTCTCCTCGACCGACGTTTCCGCCGAGATAAGCTCGCAGCCACTCCTATTGGGACTGTCCACGACGCAATCAACTTTGAGGTCCGGAACGACCACCTCCCGATGGTCTTACCAACCATCAAACGAGTTATGGAGAATCCGCCACTCGGTCCACTTTTCGACTTCGTTCCCGGAATACCCATCGTTGCTGACATCAAGGTGGGTGACTCCTGGGGTGGAGCTGATGAGATTCCTGGACACCTGGTACACGAACCGGACGCGCTCGAAGCTTGGCTTAACGAGAGAGGACTCCTAGATGCCGCTTGACACCGATAACCTGATCATTACCAACAGCCTCCTGAAGTCATTCCGGAGCTGTCCTCGAAAAGCACTCTACAAGTACATCGAGTTGGTGACACCGAGGCAGAAGTACTCACAGCCTCTTGAGCGTGGATCCTGGTTCCATGAACTGCTCGAGGCCCGGTACAAGGGTGAAGACGTGAAAGCGGTCCACACCGCGCTGTGCGAGAAGTATCACGACCTGACAGACGAGGAGAAGGACACGCTCGGCGACCTGCCGCGTGAGATGCCTCGCCTATACAACTCCTACAACTGGTATTACCGCGGCGACAAGTCGTGGGAAGTGCACGAGGTAGAGATGAAGGTCGAAGCAGAACTGCCGAATGGCCTCCAGTACCAAGGCAAGATCGACATGCTCATCGAGGACGAGTACGGACTTTGGGCTGTCGACCACAAGACCCACAAGCGACTGCCCTCGCTCGACTATCGTTACCGCGACACTCAGTCAGTCCTCTACATCTGGGCGCTGCGCGAGTGCGGTATCCCCGTCAAAGGCTTCATCTGGAACTACGTCGTCCCGACTGCACCCGAGCCCTTGAGGATCAAGGTCCGCGGCGGGCTGTATGCGCGTCAGCCGATCACCGATTACCCGACCGCGCTCAAAGGCCTGAAAGCTGAAGGCCTCGAGAATGAGCCCGAGTACGCTGAGATCCTGAAGCAGCTCAAGACGATTCGGTACGAGTACGGGGCTACCCAGAACAGCCCTGTGTTTCGCCGTGACGTGCTCGAAAAGCACGATGACATGATCGCTCGCACACTCGCAGAAGCGACGTACACCGCCGACAGGTTCGTGGAATACGCTTGGGAGAATAAGGACGCAGTCGAGAGGCTGAATGATCGGTCTTGTGACTGGTGTGAGTACAAGTACTTGTGCATTGCCGAGCTCGTCGGAGTCAATTCCGATAACGTACGACGACAGATGTACAAGAAAGCAAATCCCTTGGCCTACTACGAGGAGAAGGACCGGAAGTGACCCGACCCATTCGCCGCAATGTGCGAGCACAGACGACACCGGGGAAGGATTATGCCGCGATTGCGGCCAGCAAGATCACGTCCCCGTCCAAGCTCGCTGAGAAGAACGGTCAGATGAGACCGCCTCGGATCCTCGTCTACGCCCGTAATAAGAAGGGCAAGACGCGCTTCACGATGTCCGCCGGCAAGGGCAAGATCCTGATCGTTGACCCAGAACGCGGGACTGATCGCTTCATCAAAGCCGATCCCGCTGTGTGGCATTTTGAAGCGTGGGAAGAAATGGAGGACATCTATCAGTTCCTGCGCTCGGGCAAGCACAACTACGAGTGGGTAGCGCTTGACGGCCTCACGAAGATCTCAACGATGGCGCTGCGATACATCACTCGGAACGCTGAAGAAGCCGACCTCACACGCCGCCCAGGGCTCGTTAAGCTGCAAGATCGAGGCAACGCCGGCGAGCTGGTCAAGACGATGCTCGACAAATTCCACACGCTGGACATGGGCATCATCTACACCGCGCAGGAGCGACAGGTCGAAGCGAACTTCGATGACGAAGAAGACGAGGAGTTCGAGGGCGGGTCCATCCAGTATGTCCCGGACTTGCCCAAGGGCATCCGTGCGGCCGTCAACGGTATTGTGGACGTTGTAGGCCGTCTGTACACCGTGAAAGTACCCGGAGAGGAAGGAACCGATGTAGTCCGACGCCGCCTGTGGCTGGCCCCGTCCGTGTCCTATGACACCGGCGCCCGATCAGAATACAAACTCCCCGATTACCTGGAGAGCCCAACCGTTCCCCGACTGGTGGGACTAATGGAAGGAAAGAAAGTAAGTGGCAACAAGTAAGGCAAAAGCCGAGATCATCGACTTCTCCAACGTCAAGGAGCGCGGGAACTACCAGCCCAAGCACGTGGCGGCCGGCGATTACCGGGGGAAGATCACCAAGGTGGTGGATGACCCGGCCAAGGACGGCACGAAGATGTGGACGTTCACCATCGAGTCCCCGGAGATTCCTCGTGCAACCTATCCGTACTACTGCAAGCTCGCCGAGAACCAGTTCTTCAAGCTGAAGTCCTTGTTCGAGGCCGCCGGCACGTCGGTGGGCAAGCGCAAGGTGAAGGTCGACCCCAATCGCCTGATCGGCAAGGAGATCGGCTTCGCGCTCGAAGACGACGAGTACGAGGGTCGGATGAAGTCCGTCATCGTTGAGGTGTTCCCGGCCAGCGAGGTCGGCGATGCGCCGGAGGAAGACGAGGAAGAGGACGAAGACCTCGAGCCCGACGCCGACGACGAGGAAGAAGAGGAGCCCGAGGAGGAACCGGAGGAAGACGCCGAGGAGGAAGAGGAAGAGGAGCCCGAGCCCCCGAAACGTCGTCCCGCCAAGAAGGCACCGGCAAAGAAGGCTCCTGCCAAGCGTGCTGCCAAGAAGGCGGCTGTCGAGGACGAGGAAGAGGAGAACCTCGAAGACCTCGACATCGACGAGCTGTAAGGAGTAGTACACGATGAATGGGAACCAGTCGAGGTATTTCTCCAACGCGGAGGGCTTCGGCTATCGGCTGGATTCCGGGGAGGTGGGAGCTTCCGGGCTCCCCACTCTTCGGGCTGCAATGGATCACTTCGAGAAGGGATTGTTCGATCATGGCGGAGCAGAAGAAGGACGCGGAGAAGAAGCCGCGGAAGACGGTGGCAGCGGTGTCAGCGGAGCTGAACGACCTGCAGGACGTGGCGAAGACGCGCCAGACGAGGATCAGGGATCTGGAGATTCAGATCCAGAAGATCCGGGACTTGGTGAAGACGCAGCCGGCCCCGAACTCGACTCTGCAGCAGGATCACTACCGGCTGAGTAACGTCGTGAAGGACATCCGCAAGCTGGTGGGGCTCCCGGTCGATGGGTAAGAAGCAGGTCTCCAAGAAGGAGGCCAAGATCCTCGAGCTCAAGGCCCAGAAGGCTCACCTTCAGGCAGCGAACTACCACCTCCAAGGACAGCTCGAGCAGGTGGACGAGTTGCTCCGGAAGGCTGAGTTCACCGGCACCAGTGAGCGGGCCTGGCTGCAGTCGTTCCAGGCACTCGTCCTGCACCTGGCACGGATCCGAGGTATTGGGCCCACCCCGTTCCTCGACTTCTCGCCGCAGTCGGTACCGATGTCAACGCACGATCCGCGAACAGGGCAGCCGCTCGTGAACGTCCCGGAACAGGCCCTCATTGATCGCCTCGTCGCCGAAGACAGCGCTGCCGGTACACATACCCTGATGAGCACCGACGAGGTCTCAGATGCAACCTGAGGCCCGGATAGGACAGAAGATCAGGAAGTACCTCGAGGACGACCTCGGCGCGTTCGTCTTCAAGGTGCATGGCGGCCCTCAGATGATGGCCGGCCTCCCCGACCTGATCGCGTGTTATCGCGGGACGTTCTGGGGCATCGAGGTCAAGCAACCGGGTCAACGTCCCACACAGAGGCAGGAGTGGGTGCACTCAATGATCAAGCGCGCCGGCGGGAGCGTAATCGTCGCTACGTGCGTCGAGGACGTCTCGAGCGTGATCTACGATCCGGTCTAGCACGTCCACCAAGAAGGGGCGCCCAGTTCATCCTGAGTGCCCCTTTTTGGTGGGTTAGTGCTTGTGATCGGTGTAGTTGCCAACCTCGATCACGCGGACGATGTCGCTGGCGTTGTCGTTCGCAGCAACGCAAACGTCGGAGAGTGCGTAGCCGTTACCCACGGTCTTGACAATGACCTTGGCAGCAACAGTGCCGAACACAAACCCTTTCGCACGATCTGCAGCTTCGCGGCGTTCACCTTTCTTCGCCTGTGACGGGCGGAACCAAGTAACCTGCTTGTTGTGCCACACCCGGATGGAGGCGCCGTACTTGCCTTCAACCCAGCGCCATTCGTCAACAGGCGTTCCGTCGGTGGTGAAGAGCCAGGTAATCTCCTGCACGTCGCCTCCGTTGGCGGCAAGGCGGGCGAGAGTGCGGTACGTGCGAGCCATCGAGTTGGAGGCCCACTGCGAGAGGAAGCCGTCGGTATCGGAGCGCTCCCAGGACTCCTGCTCGCGGCGGATGCAATCCTCAGCCATCGCGGTGTACTCAGCGGCGGTGTGGTCGGAGATGGTGTAAGTAGACATGGGGAGTGCCTTTCGTCGTCGTTGTGCTTAGAGTGTACCACCCCCGCGCCAGTGATGTCAAGGGTTCACGTCAAGATTCTTCAGCGCGATGAAGAAGGCTTCACCCTCATCGGGTTGCACGCGAGCACGCATCCCGAAGTCAGACGCGCCCAGCCAGGTGATCTCGCCGGTGATACCCTTCGGGATCTTGCGGCCTCGCGCAACGATGACCTTCTGCCCCACGATCAGCTCGCCGGCAGCAATGCTTCGAGCCTTGGCCTCCTGGTACAGCTCGATGTCCTTGTCATCGCAGTGATGCTGGGGGAACCAGCAGGAGTACACATGGCGGGGATTGCCTGCCTCGGTGTAGTAGTCGCGGGTGTCGAACACCTTGCCGTCAGCGCGTCGTGCAACCTTGCGCCCGCAACGCTTGCAGGCCTGTTCCTTCGCCTCGTCAGAGTGATTCACGCCGTTGCAGAAGATGAGAGACATGATCAGGCCTCCTTGACAGTCAGCGAGGCGCGGGGGACCCAGCCGCCGTAGTTGGTGCCGTTGATGCGGATCCGGACGTTGACGTTGCCCGTGTCCTGGAGGACAGTGCATTCCCGCCCATGCCGGTCGAGAACGGTGGCGTTGGTGAGGTCGTTCGTGTTCGTCGTCATACGTAGATCTTACCAAAGAGCCCCGAGCTTTGCAACCCGGGACTCAGAGGTTTTTGGGATCAGGCGTTGATCTCCTCGACGCGCATGGCGCGCCCGTTGACCTTGAGCTCCTTATCAGTCATGTGTGGCACGTCCAGCTTCACCTCACGCAGACGGGCGTTCAGACGCTCGAGGCGGGCGCGTTGTTCGGCGGCGAACAAGGCCTTCTTGCTCGGATCGTTCAGCCACTGCAGGGGCAAGCCCTTCGAGCCCTCCCCCAACCCGTCGCCGTCATCCTTCGCGTTCGGCTTCGCGAGTGCTTCCCAGTAGGCATCCTTCATCGCCATGACTTCGTCGTGAGAGAAGTCGTAACGGGAACCCGATCCCACACCCGACTTCGACTTGCGGAGGAAGGTGCGCAGGGCCTTGGGCTTGATGCCGATAACGCGAGCGGCTTCGGTGGTGTTCATTAGTCGTCGTCCTTTCGAGAGGGTTTCGTCGTCGTGCAAGTACTAGTCTAAGAGATGGTCGTCGTCGTGTCAACCCGGCGCGTCAAGCTCAAGAAGCTACAAAAAAAGGGCCCTCCCGGAGGAGGGCACCTTCTTTCGCACCGGATCAGTCGAGGTCCAGGTCTTCGACCTCTTCCTCCACCTCTTCGATGGTTTCGACCTCGGCCTTCGCGGCCTTCGGCTTGCGGCCCCGCTTGGTGGGGGTCTTGGCCTCGGCCTTCAGCGCGGCGATGACAGCCTTCACGATGGGATCACGCGGGCCGGAGAAGTCGTAGCGACCTCCCTCGCGGGCCTCGATCTCGCCGTCGGCGACGAGCTTCCGCAGCACGGCGCGGATCCGGGTCGACTCGTGAGTCGTTCCCAGCGTCTCGTTGACGTGATCGCGCAGCCATGCAGAGCCCTTGACCTCGGCGGCTTCCTTCGCCGGCTTCTCGGCCGCCTTGGGAGCAGCCTTCTTGGCAGGGGCCTTGCGGGTACGGGTGGCAGTAGCCATGATGTAGAACCTTTCTGGCGGGGTGTAGGTAACAGGGGAAGTCCTGGTTGCCTTGCCCAGTCAGTGTATCACAGGTCTACGTTCACCCCTGAGCGCCTGGGGAGATCCGCAGGTCAGCGCCGGAAAGCCGCCATGATGTCACAACCAACCTGGATGCCGGTTCGCCCGCCGAACTCGGGCTTGGGCAGGTGGTACTCCCCATGTGTCTGCACGCCCGAGATCTGAGTGAGCAAGTGGATCAGCTGGGGCAGGTTGGTGAGCACCCCTTTGATAGATAGCAGCTCGATGAGCTTCGGGTTGGGCTTCTTGTTAGTGCCAGCAACACCGCTGATCAGCGATCCAATCAGCGACATAGGCAGCCCTGTGGCTCCTGCTAACACGCCAGCCGCCAACGGGTTGGTGATACCGCCCAGTCCCGACAGGAAGGGCGCCACAAGGTTCAGCAGCGCCGGAATGATGATCTGCGCGGTGTAGATGACGAAGGGAAGCTCTGTCTCGGCTTCCACGAACCACTCATAGAACAACGGGCGGATCTCGTCGTCACAGGCGGCGTAGAAGTCAGGAGCACCGGGGCTCGTCGCCACGATGTCCGTCACGAGCTCTCGAAGCCACACAGGGCGTGTCTTGCGAGCGATGCCCCAACCGGGCGCAGGACCGCTGTTCTTCTGACGCGAGGGGTTGCCGAACTGGATGAGCCCATTAATCCGTCCTCGGATGTCTCGGTACTTACCCGTCTCGTCGCCGAACAGCCGTTGGACGGCGTCCTCCATCCCGTCTGCTGATTGGGAATACCCCGAGAACCACAGCTCCAGATCCGGGTCGTTGATGTCCGGGTTATGGTCGAGGCAGTACTCGAGCGACAAGCCCTGATCCCAGATCACGTCCTGATACGAGAACGCGGGATCACCGCCGAGCAGACCAAGGTATCCGCCCTTCTGGAAGTACAGCGGCTGGTGGTTGATCTTCAACACGTTCTTGGCGAACTCGCCAACCTCGAACGACGGTCCCACCCACCAATCGGCCCCCGAGCCCGGTGCGGTGTAGATCCAGATCTTACGTCGCTCGACAACGACACCGCCCGCCCAAGGACCCTTGTTGTATCCCACACGGGCAGCAATCGCGTCATCGAACCGACCCGTAACGGGCAGGCCCAATCGGCTCTGCATGATCTTGACGGCGGCCTCATCGGGAGCCCCGTAGTAGCCGTCAACGGGCGGAGCGTATGACTTGGCATAGCGGTTGAACCACTCCTGCCACTGTGTTACATCAGATCCGTTGGATCCAACTCTGAACTCTGGCACTTGTTCTTCCTGTCCCTGCGTTGGTGCTGCCATAGCGAGACGAGCATGCCGAGCATGCCGATCACGCCACCTGAGTAGATGATGAAGCGCACATACTCACGCCCCGGGTAATCCGGGTTTATCAACACCGACACAGCTCCCTGGATCAGCGTAAGCGTAAGTAGTACCGAGAAAAGGGCGAAGATCTGACCGATTTTGTTGGCTCTCCAGTTTGCCCACCCGACGTATCGAACGGTGAAGCAAGCAGACAGGATGGCGAGGTAAGTTAGGCTGAGATCGGCCCCGAGCTTGTAGTCATCGGTGTCCATCCACGGGTCTGCCGCGAGAGTGCCGATGATTCCGAGAATGCCCGCGACGTACAGCCAGCGCATTAGTGAACCTCTCCTCTACCTTGGAATGCCTCGCCGAAAAGTTCAGACCAGCTGTTCTTGTCGACTTCGGCGCGAAGGACACGCGAGGCTTCGCGGGACCGAGCGAGGAGCTGATTTACCGACCTGCGTCGTTCGTCAGCTTCCCGCTCAGCTGCTTCTGCCCGCTCTACTTGTCGCTTCCCCCAGTTCCACGGCCACATCACGTCGCCTCCTCTTTAGACGACGTCCACAGATCCCGAATAGCGCTGAGAATCCGTGTGGTCGCTTGGTCCTCCGCCACCTTCTCGGTGACAGCCCGACTAAGGACGTCAATGGTCTCAGCATCTTTCTGGGCTCGCGCATCCAGTCGCTCAACTGTCTCTCGATGATACCGACCAATCACCAGCCACCCTCTCACAAGAGCGACAACAAAGAACACGCAAGCGAGCACCGAAAGACCAACAGGTCCAATGTTATTCCAGAAGTCTGCTGACCACCATGTCACCCCTCCCCGCCCTTCTGCCTTATCTGGCTGCCGAGGTTGGCGGCTGCAGTAGCGTTACCAACCATCCCGATAGCCCCCAGCAGTGTCAGCCAGTACGGGACTGCCTCGGCCTCAACGATGCCGTAGTACACGAGCAGACCCATGACGGCCACACAGACCGAGTAGAAGTAGAGGCGGAACTTGTCGCTCTTGACAAACTCCCAGAACTTGGTCACGCTTCCTCCTTGGCGATGAGTGACGCCACCCCGTCAACGAGGTAGCGATTCTTTCCTTCGGGAGTCTTGCCGAGCTGTGGCCAGCCTTCTGCCTTCGGGCCGAAGTGCTGCTCCCAAACCTGCTTGACCATCTCGTCGGTCGACGGATAAACGAACGACGGCACGACGGGAGGAGGCGGCGAGGTCGGCTCAGTCGCCCCATCGAGGACGATTCCGTATGTCGCCAAGCGCTGCTTCGTCTCGGGCCCGACGATACCGTCCACACCGATCAGTGAGCGAGCTTGGAACTCCTTGACCGCCGACTCGGTGAACGCGCCGAAGATGCCATCCTCATCGAGGGGCATGGCCTTGTAGTTCTTGAAGACCTTGTTCATACCGACCTGAAGCTTACGCACCTGATCCCCCTCGGAACCAAGCTGCAAGTAGCCCTCAGGGATCACGACAGGCGGCGGCGCCGAGCCGGCCGCGTAGATACCCCAGAGACCATTGCGCAGGTCCGTAGCGAGCTGCTCAGTGCCAGCATGACCTTCCGCGAAGTGGAGCTCGAAGTGCATCTCGTCACGCGGTGAGGTCCAGTCGCCACCGAACTCGACAATGCCGCGAAAGTCCTTGATGACCTGATCCACTGCGGGGCGCTTGCTACCCCACGTTCCCCACTTCTGATAGGGATGCAGGTTCCAGTTGTAGTCGATGGCAGTAGCAGAGTTGTGATTGCTGTTCGCCATCGAGTTGGTATCGGTGTAGCAGCCGATCTGTGTGGTAATCATCGGCTCGATCCGATGCAGGCGCCAGATGAGTGCCTTGAGGATGACCGACGGAGCGCCCTTGCGAACACCGAGCTTGAAGTCTGTTCCGGGAATTGGCGAGTAGTCCAGCTCGGCGGTGTTGCACATTCGCCAGCCGTTCTCAGAGATCCAATACCCCTGCTTCTGAATAAAGGCCATTCTGGCTGTCCTTCCTATTCTCCGCGATACTTGAACTGTGGCGTCACGTCCATCTTGAACTCCTGGGACCCGTCGTTGACGGTGAGCGACACCGGCAGCGCTTCGGTACGCAACAGCGTTGACCCGTTGAAGATCCCGTATCGGTTGATGACAGCCCCATTGCTGACCGTGCCGCCCGGCACTGTGATGGTCACTGTGGACCCGGTAGAGACAGCCTTGTCAATTCCACCTTCCGTGACCTTCGCAGCACCACCCCATGTGGTATCGGCATACACCGTTCCCACCCGGGTAGTATCCATGTAGAGCCCGATCCGGTTGCCGAGCGCCACAATGGCGTTAGCGCAGGCATTCCGGTGAGCATCTTGATAAACTGCCATTTACCTCTCCTATTGACTCGCCCGGATCCATGCTTGACCTCGAGCACCTGCACCACCTGCTGCCAGCGTCACAGTCGCTGCTGCACCGCCACCGCCAGGAATGTTGCCAGCAGCACCTGCTGAACCTTGCTCAGCACCACCGTTGTAAGGCTGCCCCTGGAAGGTGATGTTTCCTGGAGACTTACCGGCAGTATCCAAGTTGCTCTGAGTACCGCCCGCACCTCCAGCTCCAGTCAATGTGCCCCAACCAGAAATGGTGATGGTTGTTGCACCGCCAGCAGATCCACCGCCACCACCTGTACCGCCATTACCTCCATTGCCGATAGTAATGGTAATGGTGATCGCAGTCCACGGAATATCGACACCTCGCTCGAGACGAACGTAGTTCCAAGAACCTGCGAAGCCGCCCTGCCCCCAAACACCGAACAGAGGCATGCCCTTACCGCCACCACCGCCACCGAGAACGATGAGGTCAATGTAGCGGCACTGCACGGGAATCCGATAGGTACCCGAAGCGGTGATGACTGTGGTAGCAGCAGCCATCGGCGAAAAGCCGCCCGTTGCTACGTCCTGTCCCACACCCGAGTCAGCGACGTTCGCCTTCGCAGTGAAGCCAGCAAGATCAGTACCGACCGCTGAGTCGAAGATCCCATAGGAGGGCTTGAACGAGCTCAGCAGGTCCGTACCGATACCGCTGTCAGCAATCCTCAGGCTGAGGCTCAACAAGTCGTCAGCCCCGACACCAGAGTCTGCTGCAAGCAGGCCCAGACGCGCTAGATCTTCACCCACACCCGTGTCGCTCGTGCCGATCAGGTGATGAGCTAGTGCAAGATCCGACCCAAGCCCCGCATCTGACGCAAGTAGCAGAGGCAGCAGCGTGGCTGCATCTTCACCGATGCCTTCATCCCTGAGTCTTCGCGAGATACGAACTTCCCACTCAGTCAAGACACCTGACGGAATGACCGGCGGACGCGAGGTCGACCACTCTGGCTTGATAATGGGATCAGTTGGTGTAGTGGTCCACCCCTGCTCCATCCTGGTCTCCTAGCTAATCTTGGTCAGTGTGACGTTGGTGTAAGCTCCCGTGCTCTCGCCCTTGATCGCCGTGCTTCCGTTCGAGCCCATACCCAGTCGGATGACATCACCCGGAGCGAGGTAGTAGATGAACGGATCACCGCCGATGCCCGAGTCTGCCGAAGTCGCCGGCACACCAACACCATTCACAGTCACGGACTTGACCGGTTTACCGTAACCCTTAATCACGCCGTTGACATACCAGACGTGGTACCAGTTCGTCAGACCCATGCCCGCTACGTTGTTATACTCGATGCGCGCAGTAGCCATATAGGTGCCCGCCGTGTTCACGGTAATCTCGTTGGTGGTAGGGTCCCAAGCCAGATCCTGGGACTTGTAGTCGACCACATCGAATACGCCGGAGGGCAAAGGAACTTCGCCAACCGGCACAGTGACCGTTGCAGTCAGGCTTCGGTATGCGCGGAACGTCGTACCGGTGACCTCAACCGGCACGTTGTCGTTCATCGTCCAGATGGACACGTTACCTGGTGTTGACTGTCCGCCGAAGCGAGCTCGTGCATGGAATCCCACACCGCACCGGCGATAGAGGTCACCGAGCTGGCTGACGTTGCCGGTGTCGGTAGCCGTCGCCCGGACCTGGTTGTTCACCAAGATTTGGAAGATACGAACACCGCCGATAGTACCGCCGCGGAAGGTCACATAAGCACCTGGCGGCGTACCGTATGAGACATCACCCGGGCCGAAAAGTGTTTCTGTACCGGAGACGTGGCATCCCATACGCATCCGCGAGTAGCCGACCCGGGCGAAGCACTTGGTATCTCCCGCCGCGTTCGACCTACCGAAAAGGTAAGTGAAGCAAGGATCAGACCCGAGCAGTTCGTTCTCTGGACGACGAGGCATCACCATGGACACCTCGAAGTAGTCGGTCATCAGCTCAACAGGCTGGAAGATGTAAAACCTTGTAGCATCAGCGTTTCCGCTGTCTTGCCACTCCAGCATGCCAGCCTCAACGACTACATCACCAGCGCCAGTACTCTGAACGAGGTCAAACGAGGCCGGGACTGGCCCGTCCGCGTACTCATTGAACTTGACGACGACCGAGTTACCGCTGTTCTGCTGTCCCCCGAGGTCAGCTTGCAGCGCTGCCAGACCTTCGTTAAGCTCGGTGATCTGTCGCTGCTGATCCCGGAACACCTCGAACAGGTCGCCGAAACCGAAGCCACTACCAGCGAGGTTACCCGCACCATTCACCGCGTTATTGATGATGCCCGCGAGCGCCTCGCCCAGGTTCTGAGCGTTGTCAATACCCTCCACGATGATGTTCGGGATCTCCCCGAGCACCGATCCTGGGTTAGTCAGTAGAGCTTGGACAAGCCCATTGAACTCATCAATCCGTGCCTGCAGGGCTGCACCCAACCCGCCGGCGAGGATACCAAGGAGCGGCTTCGTCAGCGCGGGCGTGTTCTTCCAGAACACTGTGCCCTCGGTTACTAGGTCCTCAACGATCAGCACAGGCCTGATTGACTGCACCCCGGTCGGTACCTCCCAACCGACGACTGAGAGCGCCACAGGAGTGCTCAGCGTCCCAGAAGGGTTGTCGATACCGCCGATGTCGACCAACGTCGCAGTGCCCGAGCCATCCTCGGTGGTGTACGTCTCGAAGGCGTACTTAATGAGCTTGGCCCCGGCACCGGCAACGATGTCCGAATACTTGACGCTGATAGACGAGTTGACCGCTTGGTCTTCCTCCACCTTGATCGGAGTACCTCGTACCCACAGAGTCTTTCGCTCACCGTCGCAGATGACTTGAGCGGCATCCTCAGCCTCGTTGTACGACCAGCCGTCCTGGTTGGGAACAGTGAGCGCGGTGAACGGGCCCAGCTCATTGGCCACCGACGTGGTGAGGGCATTCAGGGGGACGCCGCCTCCGAACTGAGGAAGCTGGATCCGACCGAACAAATTGGCAGCAGGCAGCGGAGAGTTCTGCGTCAAGAGGTCAAGCAACCAGTTGTCGATATCCGTTGGTGTGGAATTGACGATACCGGTCAGCTGATCCTTCAGCTGCTGCACCGCTTGATCCATGAGGTTGGGCAGATTCTCTACCCAGTCCCGAAGCTCATCAATCATCTCATTGGGATCAGTGATAGTCCCGATGAGAGTATCGACTACTTCCTTGATGCGTTCCTTCGCCGCCTCGAAGACCAGATCTACGAGGTCGAACAGTCCGCTGCCCAGCTCCTTGACCGCCTTGTCCAGCGCGAACTGGAGCTGCTTCTGAGGGTCATACTCGGCGACTGGCTGTTTCTGCCCGTCGTAGGCTCTGCTCATTACCTACCCCACTGGAATGACGAGGATACCCACCTGGCTCCTGCCTTGTTGAAGTTGTAGATGCCGAAGAGACCATCGTTGTAGAGGTTCACATAGATGGTTCCCTCGTTGCCCGTGTGATCCGCCGGCACGACCGCGATCTCGGAGTCCGGAGAAACACCGATGGAAGCAGTGCTGGCCGTCGAAAAGTGAGGCGTGAACGTCGACCACCCAGTGCTGTTACCGAAGCCGCGAGCGACGAGCTGACCGGTGTTCATATCACCGATGCGGATCTCCGAGCCGATGGTCAGCGGATCGCTATCGACTTCCAAGCCGACTGCCTTGATGTGCCCAACGATGAACGGCACCCACGGAAAAGGCATGGGCGGCAAGGGGAATGCGCAGATGTTCTGTCTCTGTGCCACACCCGAGAAGTTCGTGAACGCGCCTTCCGGGATCGAGTAGAACCGAGGCAGGACGGTGGTCAGTGCCCGGGGCTCGTACTTCCCGGTACTGTTGTTCCAGGAGGGAACGTCACCGTCGTTGATTCCGTCCGGCTCGTCGTAGTCGTCCGACTCACGGATGCGTCCCGCAGGACCCACTGGGCCTTGAGGGGCGGCAATTTTGAAGTGGATATGCCGATTGGTTGCCGGACCCGTGATCTCTGCCGACGACTCGACGCCCAGATCCTGATCTTCGAGCGAGATCAGCTCGGCGGATACGGATAGCGTTGGCGTGACTCCGGGAGGACCGGCGGGACCCGGTCGCTTCGGGATCCATTGATCTCCTGTCCAGATGTAGACGAGGTCTTCGATCCAGTAGCCGTGGTTCACGTGCTCAGGACCAGTACCCCAGTCATTCGGGAGGTCACCGATCTCCACAATTTCCGGATCCCAGAGGACTGTGATGATGGGCGCATCTTCGCCCTTATCACCCTTGGGTCCGCGGATCACGTCCATTGTGACTACTGCTTCGTCACCGACCTGCTCCATGGAGGCATACGTGCCGGCAGGAGTGTCGAGGTCGATAACGTGACCGTAGTAGGTCATATTGACCAGCATCTGTGCAATCGGGACGAGGTCCCCCACATCTGCCGGGTCCAGGTAAGGCGGGACGACGGTCACCGGTTGCCTCCTCGGATCGTTTCACCGTCAAGAGTGATGTGTGGCTTGATCTTCCACCCGTCCGTGTTCGGTCGTTCGGGTGTTCCCTCGGGGGGCTTGACGAACGCGCTCGGGACGGACCCGGGAGCATCAACGGGCACGTACTTAACAGCATCCTCGACCACACCCGCAGTGGGCGGGACGGGGACCTGCTTAATCACGGCTTCGTCTTCGTGCTTCCGGTATCCGCACCGAGCTAGGTGATAGCTGAGGAAGGGGATCAGCTCGTGAACGCGCATGACGTTGCCATCTTCATCGACCGGATAGGTCAAGTCATTGGCGAGGTCATACATGGCTTTCGCCATATCCTTCGCGAGCTTCTCCCGCTTCTCCTGGCTCTCCGTTTGGCGGTACTTAATTTCTTCCCGCCGCCGATTGAACTCTTCCTCAGCCTTACCCATTAGAACGTACTCCCGCCATCACCGAGAACCATGCCAACCACGCCCCAGACTGTCTGGATAGCGCGGAGGGCCCTTGCAAACGGGTCTTCCTCGTCATCATCAGTGCCGATGGCAAGTTCACACTTCATCGCCTGACTGGCCGAGTAGGACCACTTGATACCGCTTACTTGATCTGTGAAGATCACCTGAGCCAGCTCGAAGCCGACCCGATCACCGAGCTCATAGTCCTCGTAGACGAGCCACGGATAGCCGTTGACTACGGAGACCTTGCAGACGGTGCGCGGGCGGGTCTTCCAGTGACCCATGCGTAACGTGACAGTGCCAGACACCGTCCACGCTGTGCCCGATCCCTGCTCCATGTGCTCGAGCAACGCCATGGCGCCCATGTCGAGAACACGCTTGGGATCTGTGTACTTTTGGAAGGCTAAGAACGTATCGTCCAGCTGGCCTTGATAGAGGTTATCCAGACCTTCCGTGCCCGGTTGCTGGTACGCACCGAGGCCATAGTTGATGACCTGGGCAAGTTGAGATAGTGCGTACCGAATACCGAACGTGATGGCCTGGTTAACCCAGCCGGGACTTTTACCGCCAGTGGCGATCGTTCGGGCCTTAGCCTTGTAATTGATCCGATCCGATTCGATGATGCCCGAATACTCACCGTCTCGGAATACGACCTTCGGTTTGGCTGGTGCCACCCCCAACCACTTCCGGAACAAGGGATCAGTAATCCCGTCGCTGTCCCGGTCGATGGGGAACACCATCTCGGTAATTCCGTCATCGAGGGTGGATGCAACCAAGTCAATGATGCCGTCCAGCAAGGTGCCTGTCGGCCCTGTGTGACCCGATTTGTTGAGCACCGCGAGTACGACACAGTTGCGGTTCGGTCGGGCCGCACGTTCGCCAATGAGGTCTGCCAGCTCCCTGTGTGGCGACGTTTCATCCTCGGTAAGGAATGTGTACGCTCGCAAGAAGCAACCAGCGTCACGGAACAACGGGTCCGTGGCCACATCTGCCATTGTCCACCGAGCGGTGACAAAGGAGAAGCGGGACTGGTCAATCGCAGGATTGACGAACGCCATCTGTACCGGCCAATCGAGCATGCTGAAGTTACCCAGCAGGCCCGGATTCTGAGACGTTGGTAGTGCCGGATCAATGATCGGCACCAACCAGTGCCCAGGATTGAACAGGTTGGTCGGGATGGACATCAGCGGCACGTAGTTCCGCGCCAGGTTCAGGATGGCCGTGTATGTCGCCGAGGTCCGGATATTCATCGGGAAGATGAAGATCTTTGGCAGCTGAATCTCAGGCGGCAGTACCGGGTTGGCTTGGAAGATCAGGTGCTGCCAGTGCGTCCAGTTCGAGATGCACTCCAGCTCAATTTCATGTGCACCATCGGACGTACGTCGAATATGCGCAGCAGTGACCTTGCCGCCCCATCGTGTCTCCCAGGACCGCTTCGTGGGCCTCGGATCAATCGTGATGTGTAGATCCTCGTCGGCACGAACGTCCTTGATCAGGAAGTCACTCAGCCAGTTGTTCCGGCGCAGCAGAATCTTCGCTGAACCGGGCGAGTACATCAACTCTTGCCAGTCCACCGATTTCTCGGCGGTAATGCGGCCGATGTAATCGTGGTTCTTGTCCCACACCCGGATCAGCGGGCGTTGTTTGTAGGACTTGACGATTACGTTCCGTCGCGTACGTGCGTAGCGCAATGCACGGAGCGGATTGTTGCGGGGATCTGGGGGCCCACTCTCTTCCTTCGCAGCCTCCATTGCTGCAAAGAGGCTGTTGCCTTTCAGGCGCTCGAAGGTGAGGTCGGCATGTGTTACCCACCCACCTGCGTCTGACATCTCACCCCCAAGCCGAGTCGAACCGCTGGGGGACAATCATGGTGACCTGCCCGCCCGGGTAGTTGTGTTGGACCTTCGTTGTTCCGGACTCCTCAGGCCCGATTGCGTACTCGAACAGCTGCGGATCCTCCCACCGCCGCCACAGGGGCAATCCTTGAGCAGTCAGGTCATGCAGGAAGTAATTCAGCAGGCCTGCCTGACGCAGGAAACGATAGAAGGCGTTGTCGACTGGATCCTCTGATCCCTGGATCGTCATCGCGTTCTCGGCAGTGTCAATCAGGTACCACTTGTCCGCTTCAGACGTCTCAGGCATCTCGAGCAACCGGTCAGGACCATCGCCGATCTTGGCCTGTCCCGGGCACGTCACGATGTAGATGGGCGGCGATGCGATAGTGCCGCGATTCGCCAACGTGATAAACCCGGTGCCAAATCCGTCTTCGTCCTTGTGACCGGTGATCGGATTCTTCCACGTCTTCACGAAGGGACGCTTGTAGAAGTACGGATCAACCGCCACCAGCTTCATGTCGTACTTCGCCGAGTTGTTCCCGAACGCTGTGGGCTCCAGCGAGATGGTGTCATTCGGTGAAGCCTCGAGCACGCACTTCAGCCAGCGCCACCCAGTCGGTCGGGTGTAGAAGCCGAGGAATCCGTACTCGGTCTTGCTGAACGACCGCCACCACTCCCGCTCAATTCCGTAGTACGCCAAGCTGTTATAAGCCTTGGGCCGGACAATGTTGTTATTGGGGTTGATGATTGCGCCGAACGACAGCAGACGCTTCTTGTCGTCGGTGCGGTCGATCTCAGCCCCGGGAAGATAGGGCCCCTCTGAGTACTTGTGCTCAAAGGGGGTCATCCCTATCCCGGTCAGCTCGTTGGTCATACCGACGCCTTGGCGCCCCCTGAACGGGCCGGCAAGATCCCACCACTTCCCATTGGGCCCGACCCACACGATCCGCATGGAGGTCCCTTTGAGGCCGTTGGTCAGCCAGTTGAAGTTGGTGTTCTTTTGCCAGCCCGGCCAGCGGGCATTCTGCGGCCAGTAGATCGGCTTTCCGCCGGATCCCATCCAATCGTCCCGAGGCGGGACATATTCATCAGATACGAGATCTGTCATTCCTATGCTCCCGGTCCCGGTAGATTGGTGAAGCGCCGCTTCGACGCCGAGAACTGTTCAACCTTGTCCATGGTCTGTTGCGGGTCCCAGCCAAGCTGAGCGCCACGCATATCGACCACCGGCGACCCGCCGCCAAGAGCAGACTGATCACCTTGTGCAGTGCCAAGCGACTGCTGGTCAAAGGCATTGACGCCAAAGGCATCACCGACACCCGCGATCAAGCCGCCCGTCGGATCTCCCGATCCCACACCCATGAAGCCATCGCTGCTGCCTCCGCCCAGGAGGTTGGAGATCACCGGGGCAAAGGCGTTCACGCCGGCAATGGCCGACTTGACGTTGGGCGACTCGAAGAGGTTGTCAAAGAGCGATCCGTCGAAGCCGAACGACTCGAGGATGCCCCCGACGAACATCTTCCCGAGTTCCTTGCCGTCTAGCCCCGAAGACTCTCCGGCGGCTTGTCCAGCTTTCTTAGACCCTTCTTTATATTTCCCTTGCCGGGCCTCTTCGAGATCTGCTCGAGCTTGTTCGGTTTCACGCTTGAGTTTTTCAACGCGATCTCGCGCCGCTTGGAGAGTGGACTGCTTGACATTCTCTTGCTTCTCCACTTCGCTCAGTCGCTGTTCTGCGACAGCCAGTGCGGCCTCCTTGTCGGTGACCTTGTCCTCAGCTTCCCGAACCTTCTTCGGGTCAACCTCGTAGTAGCTTCCGCCACCACCAGCGCCAGACGTGCTGCCCTTCAGAATCGAGGGAGCACCCGATGCGGCAATACTGCCATTGACACCGCCCGTGATGAGCGGCACCGACGGCGCAGACACTGCCTGAGCACCGGCACCACGGCCCTTGCCGAGCATGACGTGCAAGTGATCCATGTGATTCTGGGTCGGCGACCCGCGATCACTCATCTTCTTGCCTTCGCCCGTCAGCGACCCGCCGTAACCAAAGCTGCGCTGTTGCCAGATCAACCCATCGAGGCCCAACGCTTCCGCGTTCTTCACGATGAAGGCCTTCACTGAGTCACCGAGCGCCTTACCCTGAGGCGTCTGCCAGTTCGGGATCATAATGTCGATGGCATTGCCCGAGCTGTGCTCGCCATAGCCATCTTCCGAACGTCGACCACCAATCGAGGTGATCTGAGGCCACAGCTTCATCACGACCGAACGCAGGTAATCTGCTCCCGGATTCAGGCCTTCGGCGAAGCCTGGCAACATACCGCGCAGGTAGTTGGCCGAGGGCACCCAGCCGGCGTTCAGCATGGCGACGAGGGCAGAGCCCCCGTTCTTCATCGCCGACTCCTTGACAATGCCCTCACCAGCGCTCACACGGACAACTGGGACACCGAACTCATTCACCCCGAAGATACTGTCGGAGGTGCCGGTCCCAGGCCCGTACAGACGACCTGAGGACGTCCTACCAGCCGGATGACCGCCGGCAAAGCCGGGCACCGACGGCACAGTGCCGCCTCCCGAGTTACCGAAGGGGTTGAAGTTGTTCAGAGTGTCGCGGACGCTGTTGAACTTGTCGATAAGCCACTCGAGCTTGGGCTTGATCCAATCCCACACCGAACCGAACACCTTCTTGATGGCTTCGAAGCCGGTCACGAAGATGTCCTTGAACTTGGTAATGCCCTCGATCAGCTTGTCGAAAGCTGCTTTCCAGAGATCCCAGATTGGGCGGACGAACTCCCAGACGACTCCGATGACCTTCTTCACCGCGTTAAAGGCCGGGACAGTGACGTTATTCCACCACCACTCGATGACGCCGCCGAGTACACGAAGCGCAGCGCCGAAGGCAGCGAAGATGACCTCAAGGGCGGCCCAGACGACCTGTGCCACCGTCTTGATCACGTCCCATGCCGGCTGCCAGACGTTCTGGTACAACCACATCAGCGCCTGACCAATGGCCTGGAATGCCTTCTGCATCGCCGGCCATGCCGTCGTCGTGAACCACGAGACGACTGCCTGAGTAGCTGTCTTGATCGCCCCCCAGACAGTCTGCCAGATCTTCTGCCCGAGTTCCGTCTTCGTGAAGAAGAGAACCAAGGCAGCGACGACCGCAGCGATGGCGGCAATGATCAGGCCGATGGGGTTGGCCAAAAGCGAAGCGTTCCAAAGCCATTGAGCCGCGGTGGCGATCTTGGTTGCCGCCGTGATCGCAGTAAGCACAGTCTTAGCAATAGCCAGTCGTGCGTAGTGCGCAGCCACTGCGGCAATGCCAGGCAAGAACAGCGTCGTGATGACCGCTGCCGCGATCTTGAACTGTGTGGCATTGTCTTTGATGAACTGCCCGGACGTGGACAATGCTTCCATGAAAGTCTTGAAGCCCGCGCTCAATCGCTCGAACATGGGCTTGACTTGCTCTTCCACCTTGTCGAGCCACTCGATAACCTTCGGCGCCCACTCAATTACCTTGTTGAACAAGGGAGTTAGGATGGTGGCGCCCAGACGCCCAAGTGCTGCACCGATGTTCGACACGGCCCCGGTGAACGAATTCCCCATGTTCTTCGCAGCACCACCCATGCCCTTTTCCATGGCATTCTGGAAGGTGGCGAAGTCGATCTTGCCGTCGGCAGACATCTTGGCGATCTCGGCAGTCGTAACGCCGATCTCATCAGCCAACAGCTTCACGATGGGGATACCGCGCTCACCTAGCTGCTGCAGGATCTCACCTTGGACCTTGTTGGTCGTCGCAGCCTTGTTGAAAATGGCTCCCATGCTGCTCATATCGGTCTTAGCGATGGCAGCCGCATCGGCGACCAGAGTCAGCGTACGAGTCAATTCCTCACCCGGCTTGACACCCGCAGCGACTGCTGAGGCAGCGACGGTGGCAGCATCACCGAGACCGAACGCAGTGCCCTTCACAGCAGCAAGGGCAGAATCCATGATCTTGGTCACCGACTCGGCATCATGGCCCAAGCCTTGCAGCGTGGACCGAGCGTTGTCAATGTCCTTCAGGCGAGTAAAGCCCTTGGCGATAGCACCAGTGAAGATGGTGGCAATACTCGCCGCACCAACAAGGGCTGTCTTCTTCAGACCGCCAATCAGCTTGCTGCCGAACGTAGATCCAGCAGCTTCCGCCTTGGGGCTCTTCTTCTTGACTTCGTCGGCGACCGCATCACCGGCCTCTTGACCCGCTTGCTTTGCCTTGGTGACGACACCCTTTCGGATCCCCTCGCCGGCATTCGTCGCAGCGGTGGATACCTTCCCCCGACTCGATGCCACACCCGAGACGATGGCGTCGCCGGCTTCCTTGCCCGCCTGCTTGGTCTCAGTGACAATGCCTGTCCGGATCTCTCGACCCGCCTGCTTCCCGCCCTTGACAGCGCTCGCAGACTCCAGCTTCACTGGAACAGTGATCGGTGGGGGCTCAAAGTTCTTGAGCTCCTTCACCAAAGCTGCGGTCTCGGGCAGGATGGTTACCCACTCGGCGGCGAGTTCCACGCCAGCACTGGTCACTATCCACCTCCTCCAGCTGCCATCAGGGCCGTCCGGCCCGACTCGTTCTGTCGCCGCATGAACTCGGAAATGTCCATGACGGTGACCTTGTCATTAAGCTTCTTGCGGTCATCCACACCCGGGCGCGGGATCCGCTTTGGCATGTTCCTCGGAGGCTTCTTGTGAGCATCCTTGGTCTTGGTCCACAGCAGCACGTTCACCCGGTCGAGCAGTGTAGCCAGCAGATGGTCTGTTAGATTCCACTTCTCGTTAAGGTCGTGGTGCACTGCAGAATAGGGCGGGGCTGCCGCGAAGAACGCATAGAGATCATTCCATCCCGGGGTGCGTAATTCGAGGCAGTACCCCTTACCCATGAGATCCAACCGCAGTGCATCCTCATGCTTTTTAGCAAGGTGGATGACCGCGATTATTTTTCCAGCTTCACGCCGGCATCGGCCGGCCACTCCTCAAGGAGCTTCTCGACGGTACCGTCCGCCTTCATCTTGCGCAGGGCCTCGAAGGTCACCATCAGCGCGTCTTGCGGATTGGTCGCGTCGGCGGTGATGCACTCGCGCAGGACGTGCAGGAGCAGTTCCTGATCCGACTTGTCCATCAGCATGAGGCCAAAGACCTCACCTTCGCCGGGCTGACGGAACTTGGGCAAGCACACCACGAAGCCGTCGTCCGAGGTGAACTTGAACAGCTTCACCGAGGTCGGGTAGATGGTGCGCCAGTCGTATCCGGGCTCTCCCGGGATCAGCGACTTCTTGGGCTTCGGACTTGCCTTGCGCGGAGCGCGCTTGACAGGGGTGTTCGACATTCCTTCTCTCTTTTCTCTGGCTGTTTCTGGCTTAGGCCGGGAGGGCAACGCCGCCAGAAGAGCGCCACCCCCCCGGGGTCCTAGAGCGCAGGATCTACTTGCTTGCAAGTCCTGCATTTATGGCACGGCTGCTTACCGTTCGGACGACGGCACCACCAGCATAGTTGCAGGAGATCCTTCGGCATTGCCTTGACGACCTCAGCCTTCGTGAGATGGAGCATTGGAAACGAAAGCTGAGGCCTGCGTTTTGCGATCAATTCGATATGACCCAAGTAGGCGTTATCGGACGCCTCAGCGCCTGCTGGGTCATCGAAAGCGTCTGCATGACGCGGCAGTATCACCGTGTTGATGTCCTGACCAGATGGCGAAGCCATGATGACGCCTGCCCAGTACGCCCAGGCATGAAAGTTCTTAGGGATCCACATATCCCGGAAGGTCATCGCTGAGGACGAGTGCTCAATGAGACCCGACCCGTGATTCTCCATCCAGTGCAGGATCCGCGTTACTGCGCCCTTCTCGAGAGCACAGCGACCTTCGTGGTCATCGAGGTCTACATGGTGGGTACGAGTAGTGAGGCCGGCTTGGACACGCTGCCAGAGGCAGAAAGCAGAGTCAATTCCTCCGCTCAGCAATAGCAGCGTGTCCGCCCGTTGGCTACTCGCCCTCACCTTCTCCCTCTCCGCCTCCACCGGCGGTCTTCTCGCCGTCGTCGGTGTAGCGGTATGCGGAGTTGCCCGAGTCGTCCGGGAACAGCTCCAGGGTGGCTTCCACACCCGACAGCTCGGTGTGCACCAGCTGGGTGTCACCCAGTTCCGTCGGCCGGGCGTACGGAGCGACCTCGCGAACCTTCTTCTTGCCGTAGAAGGCATCAATCACGAAGATGCCCAGATCCAGCAGCTGCGAGTTCTGCTTGATGACCATCTGGTTACCGTGCTGGGCGGTCGCCGCGACAGTCGCCACGTTCGCGTGCCCATAGGCCAGACGGGCCACGTCCGGGTTGAAGAACTGCATCAGCTTGAACTGCCAGCTGATACCGAAGGACGACTGCAGGTAAGCGATCTTATCGCCGCCCCACGCAATCGTCGGGTCGCCGGAGCGATCCGTGGTGATGGTCACACCGTCCTCGGACACGAAGCCCAGATGGACAGACGTTGCCGGCAGCGGGGTCACCGCGTCGGTCGGAATCGTCTCACCGAGGGGAATGTAGTAGATACCGCCGTAGACGTTGATGCCCACCGGCGAACCGGCAAACACCTCCGTCACGCGACCGGCACTGGTCAGAACGGGAGCAGTCATGTTGATATCTCCTTCAGGTAGTGGAGGGTCCACTGAGTGATGACCCGATACATGGATGCACCGGGGAGGTCCTCGTCGCCGAGGTCAGATGGACCTGAGATATGCCGCGATCTCACAACCCACGGAAAGTCAGCAGGTCCGCCTGGGTAGGGGATGGCCACACCCGGTGCGTCGTGCATGAGTGAGCGCACAAGACCTGAGTCTTCCTCTGCTTGCGACGAGTCCCGCTTGTTGTAGATGTAAGCGGTGATGAACACGTCCAGAGTGCCCAAGGTCTGAGGACCGCTCTCAGTATCGAGGCGGACCCATCGCTCGGGCAGCGGATCAGGGTTCCTGTGCTCCACGGGCATATCTGCACCGAAGGCCGGCAACTGCTCCTTCAAGAAGGTTCTGGCTAGCAGTTTTGGACGCGGGAAAAGAAGTGTTTTCATCACCCGCCCCCGGACTTGATCTGGATTATCGACCTCAACAGCGAGGACGACCGTTTCTCCTGGCGTCGTGCGGGATACGAGGCGGTCTGAACGAACACCCGAGTACGATCACCACCCTGCTTGACAGTCATGTCATACGGCTCTTTGGATTTGGACGAGTTCCGCTGACGGTAGCGCTCATTCCCCGGAGCTGTCGCCCAGAAGTCCTCATTCGCTGCCTTTGTCTGTCGCTCGCCGTACTTCCTCAGTACCGCCGTGATTCCTGATCCCTTGCGGAGTGCTGTGAGCCTCTTGCTGTTGATCTTCATTTTCTTGCTCATAGCACCCCCTTAATAGACACCAGGTTGACTACACTGCCGGGATTCCACCCGAAGGGGTTGTGCTCGTAATCCTCAACAGGCCCGACCTGGTAATAGACGACATCATCGCCATAGCCCAGGTCGAACTTGTCCCGGTGTTTCGACTGCCATCCGGGTGGGACCATCAGCTCGAGTTCTACCCGTATCCGGTCGTCACCAACGATGACTTCCTTGGGAGTCTCTTGCTGAGGCGGTCCCCACCCGTAGACATCTCTTTCCACCGGTTCTTGCCAGTCGGGAATTGGGTCCCCGAGGTCGTTCGTCGCTGTCGCGTCATAGGCCGAATGATCTACCGAATACAGCAGCGGTAGAAATACGTCCGGAACGCTCACAGCTCCTCCTCAGACCATTCGCCGTCAGGCCCATTGAGATGGGCGTCACCGTTGACTACCACACCATAGAGAGGAGGCTTCACTTCGAAGTCAGCGGGGAGGGTGTCAATCGTGAAAGGCCGACCTGGCTTCAGGCACAGCTTCCGGAAATCAACAGTCTCCCCGAGATCGAGGCGAAACCCCTTTCTCTGTGGCTGCTCGACTGACATCTGATAAGGACCAGCGACCTTATGCGTGCCCTTACCCGAGTCCGGTGGCATATTTTGGTCCGCCCAGCGTAGGATCACTGCTCGAAGCAATGCCTTTACTAATGGCGCCTTTTCTTCCGGAAACTCGTCCTGAGCAATGCAAGGAGCGGCCTCGATGGCTCGAGCCCATGCGTCCTCGATCAGGTCCTTAACAGTATCAGCGGGCAGGTGTGGCAGCCGCCGGGCGATGTCATTCTGACCATCCCCGTCAAAGGGGTTTTCCATTGGCTGCCACCCCTATCCCCTACTTGGCCGGTCGCTTGCGCGGTGCAGGCGGTCGGGTCGGCGTGGGTGCATCATCCTCGGAAGGCGTCTCATCCTCGTTCTCATCCTTCTCAGGCTGAGTCGAGGGGGTGACCTTCTTCGCAGGTGTCTTCTTCGGCGCCGGGGTCTCGTCGCGCTTGCGCTTGTACCCCTTGCGCTTCAGAATCGCCAGCGACTCCTTGGAGATGCTGGTAACCACGTTGAGCTCCGTCCCGTCCTCACCGACGAAGACAACCGTCTTTGCGGACTTCTTGCGGAGATCCTTCATGGTTACTCGCTCTCCCCTTCACCCTCGCCCGAGCCACCACCGGCCGGGATGATGACGCCCGCCGGGTAGCGGGTGGCCTCGTTGGGGTTGAGGCGAGTCATCGGGTTGGCGACCTGGAAGCCGACGCGGAAGACAACGCGGAGTGCCTTCGAGTCCTGCTGCATCAGGTTCAGGACGACCTTGCCGTCGGAGTCCGAGATGACGCCTTCGGAGAAGAGGTCGAAGGTGATGTCCTGACGGATGCCGATCACTACCTTGCTCCAGTCGGCGCCCAGGAGGATGGCCTCGTCCGCGTCCCACACACCCGAGGTGACCTCGTTCAGCGGGAAGCCGTACAGAGCCGGCGTGGGAGGAGCCCCGTTGAGCCCGGTGCTGAGCGGCGGGGTGTAGATCGGCTGACCCTGCGCGTTGCGCAGACCCACCAGCGACCAGTGCAGGCCCGGGCGCGAGATGAAGCCGTTGATGCTGAAGCCGTCCAGCGCGAGCTGCTCGCCGAGGGTGGCCACGTCCACACCGATGTCATCACCGGTGCCGAGGGTGACCGAGTTGCCGGCAGCGATGGCGCCCGGGATGAGCGCAGCCGGCCAGGAGGCGGGCTTGTCGTTGCCGAAGATGCCGGCGTCGTCCACCTTCTTGCCGATGGCCTCGACCAGCAGCGGCTTGACCTCGTCCCAGAGGGGCAGGTCGGAGTCCGCGATCAGGGCATCGGGGATGGGCACGATGACAGCGAGCTCTTCCGCGGTCATAAAGACGTTGGACCAGATGTTCTTGGTCGTCTGCTTCAGACCGGTATCGCCGTCCACCCAGTAGGCGTCGGGCAGCGAGGCCAGAACGGGCTGCTTCGTCTTCTTCGAAGACATCCGCACCTTGCGGGCCCGATTCAGGAGGACGGAGGCTTCCGGTGCCGTCTGGAGCACGTCCTTGATGACCTGGTCGGGCAGATGAACATCACTCAGGTCTGCGCGACCCTGGATGTTGGCAAAACCTGCCATGATGGGCTTCCTTTCAGGAATTGATGTGTTGGGGTACTGCTACCCGGTGGAAACTGCGCCGCCGAAGAAAGTGTCCCGCAGCCAATCGCCTGCCGGTTCCTTTCCGCCGCCGTTGTTTCCCTGGTCCGGGTTGTGTCTCGGGCCACGGGGGCCAACCAGTGGTTCAATGAAGGCCTTGATGGCTTCGGCGTGAGCCTTGAGCTCATCCTCATTGCCACCACGCAGGAGTTCCGCCGGGATAGGCGTGTCGCCCACCTTGAACTCCTTGGCGATCTCTCCGGCCTTGGTACGCAACTGCTGGGCCTGTTCGATGGCCTGCAGCTTGCGCTCAGCCGCTTCGCGGGCTTCTCGCTCCTTGGTGACTTCGTCCTTCTTGGCGTCCTCTGCCTGCTTGTGGGCATTGAACCCCGCCAGGACATCGTCCAGCGAAACTCCCTCGGGCAGTCCCTTCAGAACTTCCTGCTTCGCCTGCGCTGCTGCGCGCTGGGCACGGTCAGCGAAAGCTGCATTCATTTCTTCCTGGGTGCTGAAGGTAACGGGCTTGAAGCCTTCGCCGCCTCCACCATTCCCTTCTCCGCCACCGCCGTTGCCGGCACCAGCGTCGGGACCCTTACCGCCTCCATTGTTACCACTCACTGTACTTCCTTCCGTTTAAGCCCGTCGGCTGTTGATAGGACCAGAGATTACCGCTCTCTGTGGGCGTAAACTAGGGCCGTTAACTTATCCACGCAGTCGGCCACCTGCGCCTCACCCAGCTCAGTGATGGTAAGCTGGGGCGTCCATTAAAGAAGGCACACCCAGACGGAGCAGACGACGACGAAATCCCTTCTCGACGTCCAGGTGTGCCTTCGGTGACGAGGATCGGCGGGGGCGCGGATCAACTCATCACCACCATTATGCCGCATCGAGGTTCACGATGTCAAGCTCTGCGGGGTTCAGGCCTTTGGCGAACTCCTCAGGGTGCCGGATCATCTTGTTCCACTCACGGACAATATTCTTGAGCGATTGCCGCTGCCTACGTTCGCTCACACGGCTCTTGGCGGCTTCGTACTCATCATTCCACCCGGCCATGTACTTCGGGCGCGTGTAGGACATACCAGGACGTTCCACACCCACCTGGCACCGGCAGTTGTTGTGCGATGCCATCGCCGCGTTTTGAGACTTGTAGACGGGACCTCGCACACCGAGCAGACGGCAGAAGCCGCAAGCGTCAGCGGCGGGGATACGTCCCCAGCGTCCGCCCTCGACTTCCACGTTGGTAATCAGGGTGGATCGTGACTGGTCGCGGATCGCCCGGATCCCGGCGCCGTTCAGTATCGACTCAGCATCCGGAGATGCTTCACTGACTGCGTACTGAACGGTTCGCCGGAGCCGCGGTTCCAAGGACTCGTCAACGTAAGGCTCAGGAACGTAGAGGCTACGAGGCTTCAGTTCCTCGTAGTACTGCAGGGAGACGACGGTAGCTTCATCGGCGAGCTCCGTTACTCCCAGCAGGTACTCCTCGATTAGGTCCTGCGCCTGCTCCTGCAGGAGCGCCGGAAGCATTAGGCGGAGTTCCTCCTCCAGCGCCTCCAGCTGGCTGTTGTATTCCTTGGTTTGCATTCCTTCGCTCCTCGAGTCGTCGCTTTGCTTCCCGCTGACGGTCCTCGCGCTCGAGGATCTTCTGCTCGGTCTTCGTGAAGCCGAGGCGATTGCGAGTGATGACGGAATCCTTGGCGAGAATATCCACGGAGACCAGCTTCATCGCCGCGTCAGCGTCGGCCTGTTGCGTCGGAGTCGCCGGGTTGCCCCAGTCGGTGTCGAGGTGAGGCGCAGTATTGCGGTTCTCCTGGATCATCCAGGTTACGCGCCCCACTTCAGCCCAGGACCATCCGAAGCTGGAGATGCGTCGCTCAGATCGCTTAATAAGGCGACTCTCCAAGGCGCGGATACTGTCAGCCGAGGCCGGGTTGTCTGACATGAAGCCGAGGTAGGTTTGAGGAACCGCCCCATCTGCTGCAATGAGTTGTGCCAGGCCTTGGATCTGCTCGAGGTACGGTCGGGAGGGAGCAGGATCAAACTGACCAAGCTGAGGAAGATCCCCGTTGTCATCCCGACCAACACCCCAGACACGACCCAGCACAGCCGCCCAACCCGGGATCTTGTTTCCGGCTGCATCCACGAAGTCTTCCTCAGTGACGCCAAGCGCGTAACGCTGAGGAGCTGAGAAGAACTCACGGTTGGTCTCCATTCCGAGGAGGGTACGGATGCCGATGTCGGTGTAGCCCCGGATCGGCCGGGTGATCTCCGAACGACCTTGCCGGCGAGACCCGGTGGGTCGGTTGATGAACGGAATCAGCGGCAGACGCTTGAGGTCGTGCTGATCCCGGTCGACAACCTGCCACCATCCGTGGACACCAGTACGGCGGAGGAAGATCGTCTCCCCTAGCTTGTACAGGGTCGCCCGAACGATGTTCCCCTCATCGTCTGTACGGAAGGAGACGCCCGAGGTCATACGACGACGCTGGGTGTCGTAGATTCCGGTAGTGAGTTCCGTCGACTCGGCGGTGATGAGAGGAGTGCTCTCCTCGTCATCCAGTTCCGGGTCCCGGGTACCGACTGACACGAAGCCACACCCGAACATCAGAGCATCGAGGTGGACGAGGGGTGCCTCGGCGTCCAGGTTATTCTCCACGTAGCAGAGGTCCAAGAACTTCTGCACCGAAGATACCTGGTTGCTCGAGGGGGCCGGGTCATCGAAGTCGATCCAGCCGCGCCACTTCAAGCGCTCCTCGATCACGTCGACCACGATGGCCGGCCACCCGATGACGTTCTGGAAGTCCTTCATCTTGGGGGGCACCGAGAAACCGAGCTTGTTCAGCCAGATATTGCCCTCGTAGTACGCACGCAGAAGGCGGTTGATCTGGCGGTAACTCTCGACTTTCCGTTCCAAGGCGGCAAGGAGTGCCCGGTCGTCGTCGGACAGCCCTGCCAAGAGGGCAATGGTCACGATATGAGAACCTTTCCAGAGTGGGCTTTCTCTTCCCGGGTCTTCCCGTAGCCCTGACTGAGTGCATCCATGCGCGCTTTCCACGCAAGAACGAAGGCATATGCCGCGTCTATCTTGTCTGGAGACATCGGATAGGCCTTGTAGAGCAGATATCCTCGCGGGGTATCGCGCTTTCGAGCATTGATCAGGTGGCGGCAGAGGTTCGGACTTCCGTCGTGCACCATTTCTCGAGTGGCAATGGCGTCGTGAGCAGCTTTCACCGCGTCATACACCGACTGGGTCTTCCCCCGAGGCCACAAAGAGATCGGGTGATTGGTCGTAGCCTTCACCTTGAGCTTGCGGCGGTATCGAGCTTCCCATTTTGAGACCCATTCCGTCCATCCGGACGGGTCTGCGTAGAAACCGATGACCTTGCAACGCTCAAACCAGAGGTCCACTTCCTCGTCAACTTCCAGAACTGGCGGAATCCAGTCCTTTTCGTTGAGCTTTGCCTCCCAGACCTTGCATTCCCACGTGAAACCGTCGGAGACACGGACCCCCACGAGCGCCGTGGCGTCAGGTTTGCCCTTCACACGGCCGCGAGACCCGTCGAAACCGAGGACGATCTCGTCTCGAGGATCCAGCGTCCGGTGTTCGTCGTCGCGGGTAGCCTTGATGTCCAAGTGAGAGATCCAGGCATCCGCCGACTCGGTGATCTGGTTCAGGAAGTCAGTACGTGAGTCCTCTTCCTCCTGTGTGGGATCATGGATCGTCTCGAGGATACGGGGCAGATCGACGTGTCCGGGCGGGCAAGGAGGATCGTGGATCACACAGCCGTCCGGGTGACCCGAGCTGTCGCCATATGCCACACGGAGCCCAGCCATGAGTGACTCGTCGGAGTCAAAGTCCGTCTCAGGCGGAGCCTCGCGATGGTTGTAGTACAACCCTTCCGACTTTGCCCGGCCGCGCTTGATGTCGTCCCAGAACTTCGCTGAGGCCTCTGCAACCGACCCCTCACCGGGAGTGTATGCGTTCGGCGACTCCAGCGTCGTCCCGCCGACCTTCGCGGCGTTGACTCGCATGGTCCTGGCGAGACGGGGTCCGCCGTTGGACGGCACCCACTCCTCCGTCTGATCGAGCACGGCGAAGTGAGCGCGGGCACCCTTGATGGATCGAGACGAGGCAGTACGGCACTCCATGCGCCCGCGATTGGGCAGGGCGACGAAGGTCTCCATCGGGTTGACGGAGTACTCGGAGTGGATCGGCGCTTCCTCACGCAGCATCTCGAGGACGGGACCCCACGTGTTAGCGGTCTGTTTCTCATCCACTGCGGTGATCTGCACGAGCGGTGTCCGGACTGTCGACCAAGGACGACCGACGGGCTGCCCGTTGGCATCCCAGCCGTCGAACTTGATCGGGCCGAGAGCTTCCAGGCACGAGATCGCCGCGAGGAAGGGCGACTTGCCCCATCCGCGTGATCGACCGACCACACCGCGGTTGAATCGTCGCGTACCGTCGGGCCAGAGGGCATACCACTCGAGGAGAATGTCTTCCTGCTCGAGGTATGGAACGAAAGGCTCATACTCAGCGCAATCGGGAGCTGCCAGATACTCCTTCATCCACTCAATGGCGATGTACCCCATGGTGGGAATCTCACCGGGTACAGTAGGCTTCCAGGGCATTACCCGACGTCTGCTGACAATCCGGTCAAACGTCGGCGATTACCGCGCATAGCGATCTTCTGGTTGAGACGATCCGCCTCTTCCCGAACTCGCTTCGCTTCCTCGGCGTTATCGGCCGAGACAACGATGATGCGCAGGCGAGCCCGGTCTTCTGGCGTGACACCGAACTTCGCTTGTCGCTGACGGAGCTCTCCTGCTGCCTTCGCATCCAGCCCCAGCCAGTGCTTAGCGTGCAGAATCGCTGTATCCAGCAGGTAATCCCAATCGTGCTGCAAGAAGCCCTCGTTGAGCGCTGAGTCCTTCCAGTGCTCCCACCAGTCAACAGTCTGCTGAGGCCACTTGAGCTTCTTGCCTTCCCACGGGAAGTACGCCGGCAACGGGGGCTGAGGAACAGCCTCGAGCTCCATCACCTTGAAGGGGACTCGCTCGGGGTTCTTGCGGGCACGTGCCGCTGGGTCTTTCCGTGCTACCACTGAGCTGCTCCTTCCTGCGCGATTGACGACGACCGATTGGCCTGACACTACTGTGACACGTCAAAAATTCGAAGGCAACCTATCGGGCATAACTGCACGTCAGCCCGGGTGTCGCGGTGCGACAAACCCAGGCGGACGAGTATGTAGCTGTCAGGCGATTGCCTTACGGATCGAAGCCTCGGACAGTTTGGCGATAGAGGTCTTCTGCTTGCGGGCGAGGTCAACGATGGCAATGATCTGATCGTTGGTGTAATCCACACCCAGGTCCTGCAGGCGAGCAATCGCCGCGGGGGCCTGCTTAGGCAGGGGAGCAGGCAGGAGGTTCGAGCGGTCGATGCCCAGCTCCTCGATGATCTGCTCCTTCTTGGCCTCCACGCGGGCGGCACGCGCCTTGCGGCATTCCTTACGTGCAGCGGGCGTGAGTGGGTGGCCGCAGTGCTTGTGGGAGGTGCGGTGATGCGAGATCCCGTTCTTATGGCCCTTGCGCTTCGGGCGGGGGTCGTAGGTCCCGCAGGCGGGGCAGTTGACGCCTTCGCCCTCTTCGTGTTCCCCGTCGTTGTGGCCGTTCTCCTCCATCCAGGCCTCGAAGCAATTGAGGCAGACGTTCTCGTGGCCGGCAACCTGGTTGCGCGGCGCAGCCTTGCGGGTGCAGGTGACGGCAGTGCCGTCGGCGAGGGTGAAGGTTTCGGAGCATTTGTTCGTCGTCATGCTTAGATCTTACCAGACTCTCGGGAGGAACGCAACAGGTTACGTCAAGAGACTTTCGATGATGTCGGGCGTGAAGCGCGGATCATTGACCTCGTCTCGGTAGATCTCCACGTCTTCGTTGCCGGCGAAGGTGAACTTGCCGCTGATGTACGTCTTGCCCTTCCAGCCCATGGGTTCGCCGATCACCGGGAGGTGCTTAGGACAGACGACGACGATCCGGACAGTGCCGTTCGGGTGTCGCGTGAGCGTGAAGATCTTCCGCCCGCGGTAGTAGTCGCCGGGCACGAGGTCCCAAGCCTTGACCTTCATCAGTTCACCTGATCCTCGGGCAGCGGGCCTTGGGCGACGGCGACGAGAACGCCAATTTCTTCGTCTTCGCCGTCACGATGCCACACGATGCGGTAGTAGTGATCGCCGGTGACAGCGCCAGGGTTGAGATCGTCGGCGGGCACCAGAGAGAAGTCGTTCATCGAGAGCCCGAGGGGGCTGGTCAAGAAGAGCTTGATGCAACGCGCTTCGCCCGGGAAGGCGTAGGGGTCGGGATCAGAGTCCTCCGCCTGGCTAGCAAAGTAGAGCTCGAAGAGCGTGTTGCCGGCGGGCACGTTGTCAGGGGTCCATCCGTTCGTCGTCATGCCATCAGTATATCGGACCTTGCCCAAGCGCCGCAAGGGTGGGCGCCGTCAGCAAAGAATCTGGCTAGCCCAGCAAACAAACCCCAGCGCCGCAGATCAAGCCAGGTGCGGCACCGGGGCCTGTCATCGCCCCAGGTCAGAGAGCAAACCCCCAGGTCAAAGCTCTGACGAGACCGTAGCCAGGTTTAGCGCCA